GGAAAGGAACTTGGTAGGAGTCTCTTCTTTTTTGGTAGTCATTTCATCCTCACACATACATTCACAGGATGACGTTGCCGGAACTAGCCGCCGATAACCACCCCGCCGATGATCATCTCCCCGGTCGGACGAATCGTGACGTTTGCGGTCAGAGCTCCATCGACCGGTGCCGTTGGCACGATGTTGGAAATGCCTCCCGAGAAGACCCAGATCAGTGCCGGGTCACCCAGGTATTCCGGAAACTCCAGCTCCCAGCCGTCGACAAGATGATTGATGACAGAAGCGTAGAGGCCGGTCAGATGATTGTGCGACGGGTCGTTCGGCATGAAGTTCATCGGGAACGTCACTGCGCCACGCCGAAGGATGCCCTGCACGTATTGATCGATGTCGTTGTTGTGGGTCGTTACTTCGATGTCGTTACGACCCAACGACGGAGGCGTGATGTTGCCGAGATTGGCAATCTCGACAAACGCACCTGTTCCACTCGCCTGACGGCGAATGAGTGTTCCGTGGGCTGGTCTTCCGCTCATGTTTGCTCCCTCCGTCGCTAGGACGGTTCTTTCGTGACAACGGCATTGAACCCCGTTTGAGCTCTGCCGGTATCATCCAAACCTCGGTCGCAGACGTTCTGCAAAAGGACCATGTCAAGATATTTCACTTGACCACCACCGAGTTTGGGTAAAAATACCCCGCGTATCTTCTCGAAGAGTCGGTAGACTTCCTTGCACTTGTTATACGCCGCAGGATAGTCAGTTGCTCGCACGGTGACCTGAACGCTGTTGTGCTCCAAGTGACTCGGAATTTGATTCTGAATCCTTTCCCCCATGATTCCAGTTGTTTCAATCAACTGGATATATGGCCCAGTCCCTGTCGGGAGCGTTACCTTCGATGAAAGATACACCGTGGTCGCAATGCCGTTGGCCTTGATATACGCCGAGAGCTCATCCAGAAATGCCATTATGAACCAAACAAATCGGCTTCTGTTAAATGAACTCGCTTGGCAATTCTCGAAGCCATAAACGGCGCACTCTCAAAGAGCACGGACTCAATATACTTCGCCTGACCGTGTGGATGAAACATCGACAGATCTTCATGCACCGGCCACGCATAGTCTATTGAGTCATTTCCTGCCACGATTTCTACCGTTACTTTGTTCCACTTCCAGTGAGGACCCTCGAGATGTTCTGAGTCGCGAAGAGCTCCAGTCTTGACTGGTGTTCGTTCTTTTACCTCAACGAGCTCAATTCCCCACTCAATCATCATCGAGCGTTCGAGCTTTTTCGGCAGCTTCCTTGTCACTGCCTGAATCTTAGCACGCATCTCCGGAACTCCGGTGAGCGTGAACTTTGTTCTTCCAGCCATTTAAAGAGTTTCGACTCTTCCTACTTCTTGCGGAGTTTCTCTCGTTTTTAAGAATTCCTCGAGAACACCGTGAAAAACAGCGCCGATATTTTCCCATCGATACTCAGGACGACTCACAAGTGCCAGTCCGCGCTCGCGCAGGGTCGCTCGCGCGACACGATTCGTATACAGATAGTTCATCGCCTGCATCATGAGCTTCTTGTCAGCGATGCCGCCGATGACGTTGATGTCTTGTGGAGTAGCAGCCTGAGTCGTGCAGGGTATCTTGATGGCAGCGTTTTCAGTCCACTCGCCTAGACCTGACCAGTCAGGAACAATTTGCGGAACTCCGCAAGCCATTCCTTCCATCGTGCAAAGGCCCCACCCCTCACCCTGTGTCGTGGTGAACTGAGCATCAAAACAAGAATACATCCAAGGTAGAGCCTCGTCACCCAATTCTTCATTGACCGCTGGATCGAGGAGAATAACCTTCCCACCAAGGTCGTAATAACGAACGAGTTGACGGATGTCATATCCTTGGTCCCCGGTGGGCGCAACGTTCAGAAACAGATAGGCGTCCTCGATATGAGATTCACGAATCCACGTCGCAAAATAGTCAATGGCTAGATCGAGTCTCTTGCGCTGTTGATTCCGTCCCACGACACCAAGGACGAAACCGTCCTGCATATACGAGGGGAGTCCTATGCGATTCTCCGACATCGCCTCGATGCGATCTTTTGGATGGAAGAGCTTCAGGTCCACGCCTAATGGAATTCGGGATACTAATCCCTTATATCCACCCTTGCGTGCTTCATCAACGGCAAAATTGGTCCAAAAGATGGCAAGGCTCAAACCTTGTAGATCATCTCCTCGACAATTCTTTCCGTCGACAGCCACCCAGCCAACAACAGGAATATCCCCTGCATACTTGAGATATGCTGGAAAATTCCAGGGGTCCTGAAGGATGACGATCAGGTCCCAGTGCTGATGCATGAATTTGGAAAAGCGACGAACCCCAAAAATGTCTTCCCGCTGAAAAACTCGAGCAGCAGGATAGATCGGGTAGGGGTAGGAGTGCGGGTCACCGAAATGATTGATACCAAGAACTGAAACGTCCCAGGTGTGACGGAGAACATCAAGCACAGGATGAGTGCAACGAGCAAAGCCGCTAGGACAATTCGCATCGCCTACCCACAGAAGTCTACGCATCAGAAGAGCACCTTTTCGTAAGCCGTTCCGTTTTCGTCTTCTTGCGTGAGAACTGAAATTGCCTTCGGCTGACGTCCGGTCAAATCATCAGGATCGGTTGGATTGGTAGAAAACCGAGGAGGAAGGGTAAACCGATCTTCACGATTTATACCGAACACGCCACAGATCATCGCTTGCTGCATCGAAACTGTTTCTTGTCCACCTCGATCTATCACGGTTCGAACTTTACCGGTGATTTGCGCCTTTACGATATACGGTATTCCATATCCAGAACTACCGTATTCATCCTCACCAGTATACGGCTCTATCGTCATCTCGTCAGGATATAAATCCTCGAGATCCTGTGTTAGAGGCGTATTAGGAAGTTCAGCCATTAGCTCAGTGTTCGAAACGTCTTTGGTCTAGGTAAAAGTTCTTCAGCGCCACGTTCTTTAAGAGAGCGAATGTATTCCGTAAAAACGCTTTTCGCTGAACTATTGTCCGTCCAATGAAGCTGAAGTTCGGCTACCTTCTTCGTTACAATACCTCCTGTCTTCGCGATGTAAGCCTCACACGCACGAGCAGCCGCGTAATATTTGTTGGGTTCTTCTTGCAGGAGAGCAGCAATCTCCTCATCCTGCAAGAAGGGCTTTGCTACGTTCCGATCTCCCGACAGAAATCGGACCCAATCCTTGTCCGTCGGGAGAGCGGTATCGTAGGTGGCGGCCATGTTACTCGCCAGCGCTCGGTCCGGTGCCTTCCTCTTCCGCCTTCGCGATTGCCGCGAAGTCGTGTGACAGATTCGTTGCTCTCCCGGGAGCTGCTGGAGGCAGCGGTTTCATGTCGGGAGACAACGGCATGTCGTTGTAGAGATTCACCGGCTTGTAGTTCTGCAGACGAGTCTGACCGCCGATGTCTTGCGGCACCTTGGACGTAGCCTGAGGTGCTACCTTGTCAGCCTCGTCTTCCTCAGGGGGTTCGTCTGCTCCCTCGAGAGGCTCAAGCCGGTCGGCGAACGCCACTGCCTCTTCCAGGGTCAAATCGACGCTCTCGCCCGGTCCAGCCATCTTTCCGTTCACCAGGATGCCCTTGGCTCCCTGCTTGACGGTGTATGCCTGGGTTTCCGGGGCATCGGGATCCGGGGTGTTCGTCATGTGAACTCCTTACGCGAAGTGGGCGATGCCGGAACCGTGATCCGCGTTCGAACGAATCAGCGGAACGAGGATGTTGAACGCCTTGAACTCGACCTGCATCCCACCGTGAGAATCCCACTGGATGGTCTGGGTCGACTCGCCTTCGATCATCTCGACGACGTCCTTCGTCGGCTGGAACATGATGACTTCACCCGAGGCGAGCTTGTCGACCGTCGCGATACGGCTGATCTCCTCGATGTCATCAATGCGCTCACGAATGGTCTTGTCATAGCCGTCCTTGTAGTCCTCGGACAGCTTCAGGGACGCCGCAGTTCCGCCGATGTAGATCCAGTAGGGACCGTTGAATCCGTCGGCCTGAAGAGCCTTGATGCCGCTGAACACGTCGGCAATGACCTGAGGCCCTGTCTTCGCTGTCTGTGCCCAGTTGCCACCGGCACCGAACGCGACGACGTTTCGATCGGGATGGGTGCGGAACCCGTAAATGTTGAGACCTCCGAAAGCCTTGCCGCCATTGAACAGCATGTCTTCGGACTTCTCACCGACCTTCCGGCCTGCCACACGGATGTAGGTCGTATCCATGGGTTCCGATCCCGTCCGCGAAGCCAGCAGCGCTCGCAGGTTGAGATAGAAATCCTTGTGGGTAATCGGCAGGGGCAAGCCAGCCGATTCGTACTCGATCCGATCGTTCTCCGAACGGTTGATGCCGTCCATCGAAACGATCGCATCGTCCATGTCGCCGACCTTGTCGTACTGGAGAACGGTCTTTGCGAGACCGTTGGGAATGGTTTTGCTGAGGCCAGCGACGAGAAGATCCGCGACGGCACGGAGACGTTCCTTGGCTCCCTCGACGATCTCGGTGTCGAACACCTTCCACTCCTCATTGCGGAGGAGCTCGTTCGTCCTCAGAGCCGCCGGTGAAAGAGGCTCGCCCTTCTGCATGGCGCGAACGAACTGATCGCACGCCCACCTGCCAGCCCCTCGCATGAAGCTACGGCCTGTGTCGAGCCGTGCTCCAGAATTTTCTACTCCCATCGTTTACTCCCTTGTAGAAGTTGACTGTCAGTGAACGTCGGTCCCTAGATAATCTCGACGCGAAGCCGACGAAGAGCGGTGACCGCGCCGGTGACTTCCAGAGAGCGACCCACAGGCTGAGTCGTCCCCTTCTTGAGCGTGCCATCGCCGTTGCTCTCGAGGAAGTCTCCCTTGATGAGATTCTGCCCCGAGGGAATCATCGCGTTCACGCGAGTTCCAGCAAAGAAGTGCCCGACCTTCACCGTGTCTCCGATGTTGTAGGGGACATCGATGTCGGCGCCCATCTCCTCCCGCTCGAGTGCGAACGTCGCGGCTGCTCTGGCCGACGCCGTCGCGTGCTTGATCAGATCACCGTTCCCATTGAACGTGACGAGATGACCGGGAAGGACAGCTTCCGCGGCCTTGTCGTCCTCGTTCGTGATGATGAACTCCTGCCCGAGAAGCCTGATTACTCGCTTTGCCATCGTAACTGCTCCTTGAAGTGTCCTTTCCCTCGGTCAGAGATCGGCTGGGAGCAGCCGATTAGTGCGTCTTGGAACGAGCCGTGCGAATCTCGTCGATGATGCTCGGAGGCTTCGGAACACCCTCCGGCTTCTGCTCCGTGGCCCGAGGGAGGCCTGCCATGGAAAAGGTGGTCGGAGGAGGCACGTTGGCCAGCGCCAGAAGCCTCTCGAGACCCTGGATCGACATCCCGGCGAGTTCCTGATCGGAGAACTGGCAACGATTCGTCGACTTCAGAGCCGTGATGACGCTGTTCCTACGTTCAGTGGAGGCCCGGAGACCTTCACGGAGTGATTCCTGGATTTCCGCCGGTGCGAGACTGATGAACTGCTCGGCCGTCTGCGGCGTCACGCCCTGCTGAATCGGGGGCTGCTGGGCAGAGGTCGTCGGCTGCGCCGGAGGAATCGGAGGATTCGTCGGCATCGTGGGAGGAACCGGAGGCGTCTGAGCCGGATCGGCGAGCGGCGGTGCGGGAGGATTCTGAGGTTTCGGTTCCTCCTTCGCTCCGGCCGAAGCTTCCAGCGCAGACAGACGATCCTCGGGAACGCTTTCGAGCCAGGTCCTGTCCGTCTCGAGATACCGACCATTGCTCTTCTCGATGAGCGCCTTGATGCGCTGCGCCTTATCCATTTTGTTGCCTCCTTGGCAGCCGCATGAGGCGGCTTCGAACGTTGTCACAGGAACGACTTCTTCCTTGTTCTCTCCGATCTTGGCCGTTCCGTCCGTTTTCATGCTGTAGGAACGGCGGAGCAAAAGGAACTTGTCCTCCGGCATGGCAGCGTAGACGACAAGCTCCTCTTCGGGGTAGTAACGGTCGACTCCCAGATACCCAGGCTCGATGGCCCTCAATGCCTTATCGAGTGCCTGAGTGATGTCGCGGTCACTGAACCCCTCAGCTGTGCCCTTCAGATTCCTGAAGGTCATCATGTCAAAAATGCGTTGACGGAGCGACTTCGGCTGCTCCTTCTCGCATTCGGGGCACTTCCCTTCAGCGTTCATTTCAACGCCATGTTTTTGACATTTCATGAAAGCTCCTACCAATCCTGCGTTCGTAATCAGATAGGCTGAAGCTGAACGAACGGCGCCACAGCCCATTTCGATGCTGCACGCACCGATCATGCCTTCAGGGAGCATGGCAAAATGATCCGGTACGATTCCACGCCAGATCGCTTCGTACTTCTTTCCTTTATAAGTACCCGATTTCGGTTCAACGCTGATAAACGCACCCGTCGAAATCTCAATCGGCTCCCCGGCTCGCGCGCGACGTACCACACTCTGCGCATCTTTGCCTACACGCTCCGCCTTAGTAGGATCAATCCAGGCTTCCGTATGAAGTTGATCGTTTTTGATTTCCGTATTGAAGAGACGACCGAAAGAAAGCGATTCAAGAACTTCTGGAGTATTGGCTGAAACCTTATGGATCCCGTTGTCGGGATGATCCGCAACAACGGGTCTTCCATTCCATCCTTGAGGAGCGACGGAAAACTCAGAGGCGAGCACCAACTCAGGTTGAGGTGAATTAACTGCCCATACTACACCCTCCACGAGTGCAATCGAGGGAACAACCAAGTGCTCACGATCCTCAAAAACGGCTGTCCTGATGACACCCGTAGCCCCCAATAATCGGAGCTTCCTCGACTGCGAGTTAGGCATTTCGGGCGTGTATGATACTACATATTTTACTCCGAGTGTTGTACTATTTATAGAGTGGCAAAAATCTTTTTGGTTCGGTTGCGTCTATCGTCGAGCTTCGAACCACCTCACTGACCAGCTGCCTTTGGTACCGGCTTCGGACCAGCTGGCGGCTGTGCTCCGAATGGCTTTGCTTCTGCCTGCGTCTTCTTGATATCCAAGTTGGCCTTTTCGGTCTCTTCCATCTTGGCCAAATCAGCTTCGTTAATTGGCGGCAGACCCAATACGCGATCCCGAATCTCGTTCGGCACGATCACCACTTTTGTAGAGTCTTTGTCACCGCCATTCTTCTGATTCACTCCTGCCCACTTCATCGCAATGTCCGCTCGCTCGCCGTCGGAGAGGTCATAAATCTGCGGCCAACGAACTTCATATTGCTTTGGAGTGGGTAGAATTCCGTGCTCAATCAGCCGATCAACGAGAGGTCGAATCATCAACGGACCCGCGTATTCCGTCCGTCGATCCTGGATGCGCTCAGCCCAATTGACACGATCCTGCTGCGAAGCCAACTGGCCGCGCTCCGACCCCATCAGAATGCGCTGGGGAATACCCGTTCCAGAGCTGATCTGAGAGATGATGGAATCCACATTGCGATCAAACGTAGCAACATCGGAACCAAGAACTTTAAGGTCAAGACCGCGAGTACGAACAGCTCGAGAAACTCCATTAAGAAATGCGTCGACCTCTTCTTCGAGTTCCTCTTCGCCTTGAGAGTCCAACTTGGTGTCTTTGTCCAAGTTGAACTGATATCCTTGATGAGCGCGAAGCCAAAAAGCTTCAGCGCCTGCCCCAGTGACTTTTTCCAGGTCATCGAGGAGATTCCATACACGTTCGAGGCGTGGTTGACCGTTGATCTGGTCGTCCAGGAGTCCGTCCGCGATATGAATCACTCGAGACCAATGAACTTCGATTTCCTGTGCGGCTGCTCCTCCTGCGGCACCAGGAGCATTGGTGAGTCGCTTCACCGCATATGTGAGCGCTTGCCCAAATCGCTCATTATCTTTCGTTTCGAGCGTTTTGATTTTGGCCTCATCTTCTGCATAGCAGGATAGGAACATAAGGTTTTCCGGTGCCACGGAGGTTGGAAGTGGGGATGTAGGCGAGCCAGGAGCTCCAAGATAAAGAATAGCATAGTGGCCAAGACCCGAAAGAATGTCGACCTTCATCATGGTCGACCAGATTTTCAGTCTAAGAGAAAGTTCAGACCAGGCCTTCTCGAACTGCGTAATTTTCTTCGGATCTTCATCCTCAATGAGCTCTCCCGCAACACCACGCCACGTACTCCTCGGATATGCCTCCACCACTCGCGCTGCCACCGCATTTCTCCGATATCGGAGACGATAGTCGTCTGGCGCAAGTGTCGGCTTATATCCGAGTGAGTCATAGATATTCCTCGACCCCCCGAAGGTCGTCCCCGCGCCTCCTCCGAGCCTCGCTCGAGCCGCGATCGTCGACCCGAGTGCTCTCAGATACCCGATTACGCCCGGATCAACTCGTTTTTGCGGAACTTCTACAGCCATTTTCACACCTTTTTCCGGCAGACAATGTGCGATTCTCCGCCGTGAAATGGATATTTTTTCGCGAAAATTACGTTGAAATCAAAGGATTCCCACGTTTTTGCCCAGTCAGAAACTGGCCATTTGTTGAGATGTGCTGGCTCATTGTCTCCAACCATGTCTGGAGTCACGTGGGCCGAATATCCACCGGGCTTCAGAACTCGAGAAATCTCCTGAATTCCCCGATCAACATCACCCAAATGCTCCATCACGTGCCGAGAACAGATCAAATCGAAGCTCTCGTCCGGAAAGAAGTACATGTCCTCGACGTAACCTTCGTAGATGAGCTTCCCATCGGCCTGAGCCTTCGTCACCAAGGGCTCGTAGAGATCGATGCCGACGATTGGATCTCCATGAGGTGTCCAGTCAGCCAGAATATTCCACTGACCTCCCGAGGCACTGCCAAGCTCCAAGATTCTCTTCCGGTTCCGAGGGACATGAAAAAGTAGGGCTCGATAGGACTGTTCATCCACCGTAGCGATGACGTTCTGAAGACCGTCCTTGAGTCTTTGGTTGTGAAGCTCCGTCATCCTACGATGATGATCGTAGTTTAACTCCTTCACTCGGTGCAAAGATGTCGTCAATGCGTTCTCCGTCTGCCCCAAGTGGCTCGACGCACGACCGGACGCGGCGGAGCCATGGCCAGCATAATCGATTCGGCACGATTCGGTGACGGAACATTTCGCTTCTGAGCTTCGATCTTTGTCTCGATCTGGATTTTACCGTTCGAATTCCGCTTGTATCGAACAGAAATCAACTCAGAAGCCAAATCTTCATCGTCAGCGTCTATATCGATTGTTCCTGCCTCAAAAAGATCTCGGAGATGCCACCAAAGTTCTGCGCGTCGGTTCACGAATCGCTTCTCGTCGTCCGGCTTTTCTCCTACGTTAATTCCCTCGACAGGTCGATTGAGCTCTGAGAGTCTATCGAACACTCCCTTACCGATGCCGACAAGATCGACCTTTGCTAGTGTTGCACTGGTCTCGTCTAGTGCATTGACGACTTTTCCAGTGGTAGCCATTGTATCTGGATTTCGGTCCTGCCATCGGACTCGCACCACGTTACCTCGACGATGTGCTCCGCACGAAGCATCTCCACCTCCTCCCACGTCAATACCGAGCTCGTTTTCTGATCCGGGAAGGAGTGTTCGCTCTTGAGCAGCACGGACCCATTGGAAAGGTATAAGGCCATCTTCCTCTGCTTGAATCGGAAACTCGCCCAGAACTTTACTCTGCCAAAAAGCTCCTGTCTGATGAATGTCCACGCCCGGCGGAGGGACCACCCGAACTCCCTCATCTGCGTCGGATGGATTTCCATCCTTGTCCACCCAGGTCCAGTTTCGTGCCCACTTACGTCGCTTTTCTTCAACGTATAAGCGGCCAATGAGCCTCTCCCTTAAATCCTGAGGAATATCTTCCCCAGTGAAATTCGGCGTATCGAAGGCCCCAATCTTAATCACGTGCCATCCCGACCCAGGCTTACAAATCTCGCAGAATTCAGTGGTCGGGTCATCCGGGTTTCCGAAGGCCAACCCCCTCGAGTAGTCGTTAGCAATCAGCGAGTCCGCCGCTTCCCACAAGTTAAGAGGCATCCCACATGCCTCATCGAAGATGTAGAGCACCCGCTTCTCATGGATGCCCTGAAAAGCGGCGGAGTCATAGTCACTTGGCTTTCTTCCGATTGCTACCTGCTCCTCTTTTCCCGGATTTCCGTTCTTTCCGGGCATCCGAATGATCCACTCGGTTTGATTGACCCTTCCTGCTAGATTTCCCTTCGTGTGTGCCCTTCCGATTTCCCGCCATAGAATTGTCCTCACCTGCGGCCCAGTGGGCGCAGACGTTACGACGAAACTCTCTCCTGCTGGATGTATGTCGATCCACCAAGCGACAATTCGTCCCGAGATGAAGCTCTTACCGATTTCATGGCAGCTCTGCACCGCCACTTTTCGGTACTTCCGAACAGCCTCGAGGATCTTCTTTTGTCCGGACCACAGGGTGTCTCCAAGTTTCTGCTCACACCACGCAGCCGGATCTTTTATGTAAATGCGTCGAGCAATTTCCTGCTCGAGCCGTTCGAGTTCAGATCTTGTCTCGAGCATACTAAGCGCGGATCACTACAGGGAGGAGCAGTGCCAAGGAGAGAAGAATGACTGCGATGGATAGAACCATCACATGGCGAGTCGTGTAGTTGGCGTAGATTGCGGTGAACAGTGCCAGGAGTGCGAATATGGGTACTACCATCTCTACCTCCTCTGAGAACGGCGGCTCAGCAAGTGGCCGTTACCAAGCCGCCGTCTCCTCCCCTACCCACCCTCAGTGGACCGACTTGTCTGTGGATTTGACTACTTCAGCATCGATGACTTGACTCCCGTCGCCAATGAGTCCCTGTTTCATCAGCGCCCTCGTGAGGAGCCGATGCCGTTCGAGCAGATCCTGATCCGTCAGCTTGGAGTAATCCTCCTCCGGTTTCTCTACCTCCAGAGTTGCCTTCGGACCGTATCCGCTCCGATCCAAGATAGCGACTGCTGCTCTGACTGCCGTCGGCAAGTCATTACTCGCCATCGCCCTTCTTAGCGTCGCAAAGGCCGGTTCCACCAAGCAGAGTAGCCGCATCTTCGCGGCCTGCCTCATGGCGTGCGTAGTGCCTCCGTGCTCCTCACACACCGAGGACCCAGGCGGAGCCATTCGTAGGCAGACGTCACCTGTAAGCGGGTCTCCTAGACACTGCTTGGGTTCGTATTTTCTAGCGTATGCTCGTCTACGCCGGAGTTCCAGGTTCTTCTCGGCCTCGATTCGGGCCAAGTGATCCAGCTGCTTCTGCTGGAGATCCTCCAGGCGTTTGTCGACGCGCGATTCGCTCATCGAGTAGGATTTGGGCTTTTCACCGAGGGACATATATGACTCAAGCTCGAGGATAACACACCTGCTTATGGAATGCAAGGGAAAAACGCTCAGGTTGCAGGGGATGGGCTTCGAGTTACTGGGCGCGGAGTTGTTAACTTGTTATCTGAGTCACGGGAGAAATGGTGAGAGGAGTTGTTTAGTTGTTAACTCTGAGAGAGATGAATCGCGCGTATAGGGGCACCACCTCCGGCCAGGTTCTAGGCTCGCTTACAAAACTGCAATCCGTTGCAAGCCTCATGCCGATTACGAGACTGTAATCCAGAGCCGAGCCACGCGACGTGTAAATCTTACACAATAGATCTAGTATCACCGAGCATCACGCATACTAGATATAGTGCTACTACCGATAGTGTCGCCCCGAGCCAGTGAACTAGATCTAGTGCCACTCCCCCTAGTGCCATGCACTCACCCTCATACAAGATATAGTACACTAGATATAGTGTCACGCCACCATGCCATACTAGATCTAGTTCACTCGCTACACACCACTACATATACACTCACCCCCACTACCCACCCACTACATCTAGTGGTGGGTGGGGAGGCAGGCCTCCGCCTCACTGCCCTACTTACGGTTATGTAACCCCTAACTGTTGTAGACAAAGGACTTACGGGCACGCATCCGCGTGCCGCTAACCCCATTGCCTACAACACTTAGCCACCCCAGCTTGTAAAGTGTTGCAAACATTGGTAGTTACAGCCCCCATCGACCAGGGGGTGTATGCCCGCGAACCCCATTGTTTACAAGCACTTAGCCCCCAGTTGCGTGCTTTTTATAGCGTGCTATGATGTCTTTGTTGGTGCGGCGGGCGGGACGGGGCGACGCGGTTCTCGCGGCAGGCCGGTTCAGTCGGCACCAAATCGAGGTGAGTGAAGTGCAGAAGACCTTCTCGTATGTCGGCGTCAAGTCGGGCTACCTGGCGTTCCAGGTGGCGGGCCTCCGCGGGACCGTCTACGTCCCCAAGGGGTTCTTCGCGGCAAACTCGGTGCCGTCGACGTTCGTCGTCGACGCGCCGTTCGCGGAGCCCGCGCCCACGCCCGCCAGCGTGAGCGCGCTCCAGGCGGAGATCGAGGCCCTCAAGGCCCAGCTCGCCGCCTCGGCCGTCCCGGCCACCACGGAGGCGACCCCGGAGCCGGTCGTCCCGGAGCAGCCCGCTCCGGCGGCGGAGGAGCCGGTCGCCGAGCCGGTCGCCGAGCCCAAGCGCAAGCGCGCCTAGCAAGACCCATGCCGGGCGACCCTCCGGGGTCGCTCGGCACTTCCCCGGCAGGGGGATCGCGACCTGCGCTTCACGGAGCGCAGATCGAGCTCCCCGGCTCAAGGAGACAGACATGCTCAAGCAGATCCGTTCGTTCGTCGTCACCTCCGTTTCGCTCAAGTTCTCGGCTGGCGCCAGCGCGCAGGACGTCGCCGCCGCGCTCCAGTCCGGTCCGGTCGAGACCGCCTCGCTCCTCGCCTCCGCGTTCGTCGAGCGCGCGACGATCACGGAAACGCGTCGGATCGTCCTCGACGCTCGCGGCCGCGAGATCGCCCCGGAGCAGGACGAGCCGATCGCGATCGACGCGATCTCCGCCGTCCGCCGCTAGTCCACCGCGACCGGCCTGCACGCAGGCCGGTCGCCCCTCTCTTCAGGAGAAGCCCATGGAACCGCTCATCGCCGTCGCCTGCCTCTTCGCGTTCGCCTGCCTCTGCGTCATCATCGCCCTCGACTGACCCTCCCCTCGAGCCGCTCGGACGGTCCGAGCGGCTCCCTCCTCTCCTCTCTGACGCGTTCTTCGAACCACCCCCTCTAGTCCCAGTAAAGACCCCCCAAATTCTCGTTCCTTCTCGGGCTCCGCAGAGGCCTTCTCGGGCATTCTCACACGAACCAGTTAGCGCGACTTACAATTTTGTTCGCGGGATTACAGTTCCGTTCTCCCCTGCAAGAGCCGTGCCTTACAGATCTGTTTGAGCGATTACATTTTGCGTCCGTGGACTTTTCCGGCGTCCGATTACAGTTCTGTTCGCCGATGCAAGAGCCGTGCCGACAATTCCCGGCATCCGCCTTGCATTGAGTGTATCAAAATCGCACATGGGCCTAAAACGCGCAAAGCTCCGCTCTGCGGGACTTTCGCCCATGCCCATCTAGTCCCAGTAAAGACCCCCTGCCGGATCGTCCCGGAGAACGGATCCTAGCGCGTTTTCGGGCCTACTCACGGCCAGGCCGTTAGCCCCTACGAGTTACGATTCAGTAAGCGAATGCAAGCACCGTGCCGATGATGCCCCTAGAGGCCGCTGTGAGCGGGGCAAAACGCCCCACGGACCCCCAGTAAAGGCCCCCTGCTGAGAACCGCGTGAGACGGGCGGAGAACGCGTTTTCGGGCCACCTCACGCGGGCGCCGCACCCGCAAGGCCAGGAGAGGAGAGGAGGATGGAGCCCAGGCCAGAGGCTGAGCCTCTTTTATCGTTTATCAGGCAGAACTACGAGAGCGAGCGCTCGAAGAGCGCTCGATCTCTCTCCGAGATCTCGACTCCGCGGCCGCGGGGACTTCCGAGAGAGAACCTGAGAAAACCGAGGTCGTCGTCGAGACGACGAGATCTCATGACGCGTCGGCTCGGACTACGATGATGAAACCTGAAAAACCCTCTCGTAGTAAAAAGTACGAGACTCGTACTAGATACGCCCGGGCGGAACATTTTGTGCTTGCGTCGAAGGCACTTTCGATGGTACACTTGCGTAGCAAGTGCGGCGGGCGGCGGAGCGAGGCGGGCGGGGTCACAGCCCCGAGCGGCAAGCAAAGCCGGAGTTCTTCGACAACTGAATACGCAAGCGGCGTGGGCGGAACATCGTAGTTCGCACGCACGCAGAGCAGCCTAGTATGGGCGGAACATGCACCGCTGGGCGCAAGCACCGTGGTAGTGATGGGCTCCTTTCTAAGAGCTTAGCTCGGTCGTTCGTTAGGGCGGTAAACGCCTGATATACGGCGGCTTGGCGAAAGTTACGAGGCAGGAGGAGAGGACGAGCCAGACCACGAAGGCGCGCAACAAGGCTGATAAGGGGAAACCCGAACGGCTGCTCTGAGAGTTTCAACACGGTTACTGCAACAGGAGTGCTACGGCGCTACCTGATGCCGAAGGTCTATGCCTAGGTTCGGCCCCTACCCGCGGGGCTGTGGCATTTCGAATTTCGGTGTCTAGGTCAGCGCCGTAGGTCCAGTTGAACGGTCAGGTGGTCGGTGGTAGGGAATCTCTACAATCGAACGTCGGACACGAGATTGAAAGGTCCCGTATCTAGGTCTAGGTCTTGAACCGGATCGGCGAACGGGAACCTTCTTAAAATGCGTCGGCTAGTGTCGGTCCATGCGTGCATGGCGAGCAGTGCTAGCGGAATCTCGTGGATGGCGTCGGTTCCGAGGTTAAATGCCCAATGGCGTAATTCCTGGCGAGGTGCATCTACGGCCTACAATATCCTACGATCGGAACATCGGCCAAGGGCTCCGGCCCTTGGTCGAGGGGACCAGGCCGCTGAGACGACATACGAGAATACGGCGGTTTTGCTCATAATGCGGGTAGGGCCGTCGTTATTGCTTATTTGCGTCTTAGCGTCCTGAGAGCCCCGATTTACTGGGGTCTTCTACCTATTCTCTTTTAACTACTTATATAAGAAGTATTTAAAGAGAGTAGGGGAGGTGGTATAGATAGTAGATACATCTATACTTACTCTGAGAAGGTCAAGAAAAAGTACCAGTGAGATGTTATGGCGGTTACAACTCCGATCGACGGACTTGGCTGTAACCGGCACGCGTCTTGCAAGTCGCAGTCGTGTATTGAATCTATGCAAATCGGTGAAAAACCTGATAATTCTCGTCGATGTTGAGGGCACCGGCACATATGCAGCGGCGTCGCGCCTAGAAGCTTCGACTCTCATTGAAGCTTCTCGGGGCAATATCGCCCATCCGTGTCAAAGGACAAACATCGTGAGCACAAACAACTCGTCGTCGAACGTCGTCGTCAACACCGTCAACAACACCGTCAACCAGGAGCAGATCGTGGAAAACACCAACAAGACCATCACCCTCACCTACGTCGGCGTCAAGAGCGGCTACCTCGCCTTCACGACTCCCGACCTCCGCGGCACCGTCTACGTCCCGAAGGGCTTTTTCGCGGCTAACGCCGTCCCCTCGTCCTTCTCCGTGACGTCGTCGTTCGCGGCGCCAAAGCTCGCGGCCCCCAAGGTCGCCGAGCTTCAGGCCGAGGTCGACGCGCTGAAGGCCAAGCTCGCCGCGCTCAAGTCGGCCGAGCAGCCCGCGGCCAGCGAGCAGGCGCCGGTCGAGAAGACCGCCTAGTTCGTCGAGGCACATCGCAAGTCGAGGAGCGCGGGCGCCGGGCCTGCGCTCCTCGCCTTTCGCCCTACCCGCTGAACTTCGCGGGTATGGGGTGAGAACTCAAGTTCTCACCTTTCTGCCTGCCCCGTGAGGTTCTGCGAGTAGCTACTCTACAATCACTCTGAAATGTAGAGCGGGGCAGACAGAAAGGAGATAGAAACGTGAGTCAGAAAGCACACGACGAGCTTCAGCGCATCCGCGAAGAAGCTCTCCACAGGCAGGTGCTCTGCGCATGGTGTGGAAAACTCTGCAAACATGCTGATCATCTGTTTATCCACATTCTTCTCAATCACCCGATGAAAGGACAGGATGAGTAAATTCGCCAAGTGCGACATCTGTGGCAGAGAATGCTTCTGCCATCAGGGAGTCGACGAGAATCGTCTGGAAAGCGTCTGCGTTGGCTGCTATGGCTGGCTGCGGAGGCTCGTGTTTTACCGCGTCGGCATCAAGATCACAATCGATCTTCGGCCGACACCTACCCACGGACTGCGTGGGGCACTCGGAGGGAAAATCTGATGTCTGCAACCGCACGCAATCGTGAGGAAGATCAGGAAGACCTGAACGCCCTCTTCGAACTCAAGCCCACGGACGGGGCCATCATCGACTACATCAACGACAGGCTCGAGGTCTTGACCGAATCGAACGACCCGCGCCGCGTCATCCGCGCGAAGCGTCTCCTCGAGGAAATGGCCAAGCTCATCGACGGATACACCGCCGAAATCGAGTGGCGGAAGAAGTAGGAGCATAAAGAGATGCCGATGTTTGGAATCAGCGGGTGGTCCGACAATGAAGACGAAGTCTTCGTCGTCGAGGCCACAGACGAAATCAACGCCACCCTCCAGTTTATGAAATGGCTGGACGAACAACCAGAAGAGGTTCGGATGCAGGCCATCTCCTGGTTTGTCCAGCAATTCGACACGAAGGTCCACTAAGATGGAACAAGTCTTCACGCTTTGGGCAGAACGCGACGGCCAGAGGAAGCGCATCGGCGCTGTCCAAGACTTCACAGACGCGGAGCAGATGATCTGCGACGCAGAGCGGGACGGCTCGTGGCCCGAGGGCTACGAGGCGATTCTCGAAATCCCCGGTCGGTTCCGCAGCAAGTTCTTCGTCTACCAGGACGTTTGGGTCGAACACATCTAGGAGATTCCAGTGCGAAAACTCGTTTTCGGAGCCATCCTTCTTTCCCTCGGAGGCTGCGCAGCTTCCCCCACTGATGACACCAAGGTCCGCTGCTACCATGACGCGGCCAAGGTCGAAACCGTCGTGACCGACGAGGCGGGTACGAGGACCACTATCGGACGCGAGTATTACGGCTGTTCGCAGAACGGCCACATCGTCACCGTCATCTTCGAAAAGCAGACTGACGAGACGAAGTGACCAAGTGCCACCCCCGGCTGCTTTTGAGCCGGGGGGTGGGCGTCAGGCCTCGTTCGAAGCCTTCAGTCATGAAGGCTTCGCAGGAGGACTGAATGGAATACGGATGCAACATCTGTGGGCTCAGCTTCAAGGCCCACGGAGACGACCCAGAGGCAGACTGCCCGAAGGCAGAATGTCCGCTGCACGGTCGTCGGCTCGTATCGGAACTGCTGAAAGACGGCTGCATAAACTGTCGTCGAGTCGCAGAACTCTACCTCAGGGAGGTCGGCTGTGAAGATGAATTCCGAGCTTAGGTCCATCCTTTTCGAAGGTTGGCGCGATCACTACTACCACCACATCTACGAGTGGTCGGAGATGGGTGACTACACCGGGGAGAATCCCTCTCTCCGGGTCCGCCTCAAGGCTGCCTGGCGCACTCTTGAGGATCGTTTCATCGGTCTTGTCTGCCTGTCTCGGGGACACGACTTTATCGTCGACGGCTGCGACGCGGAGAATGGGAGCGAAGAGCTCCACTGTCTGCGCTGCGGCTACAACCAGACCGTGAGGTTCTAACGTGATCTACCAGAGGAAACTCATCGATCCCCGCGAGATCTCGACGCAGACGATCCCGCACCCGAGGGCTATCAACAAGATGAAGGAGGTTCTCACCAAACAGGGTCAGATCGAACCGCTCCAGGTGAAGGTCGTCGGATACAAGCTCAAGACCCACGTCGAAGATGCGTGGGGCGACGAGATTGTGTTCGCGGCCATCGAACTGGGATGGTCCCACATCGACATCATCATCAACACGAGGTATGAACAGTGATTTCCAAAGCCACCAAAGCCGTCTGGGGCGGCTCCGTCGGGTTCTACTTTCTCTCGGATTACCGCCGAAGGTCCATCCTTCGGCCGTATCTGTCCGCTCACCTCGTCCTGCGAGAAATCGCATGACGGTCACCTTCACCAGCATGGGTGGAAAGTTCTACGAGTTCCCCCACGTCGCCCACATCTCAGAAATCGGAGGTCACACCTACGAGATTCTGCAGACGCGTCCATTCACCGGCGAGCGGATTAAGACCCGCATCGTCGAGGTCTGTTCGATCAGCATCCAGACCATGGAGGATCTCCGTGCCTAACTGTTTCTGCCTCATGCGCAAAGGCTCCAAGGAGCCTGTCAAGTTCTGCGACATTGACGACGAGATCTGCGCTCATCTCGGCGTCACACCTCATCCCACGCTCTACTACGAGGGGTGGTACGACGTCATCGGGATGTGTATCGCGTGCGGGAAAGCACTCGGGTCACGCGAGCTCTACGAACATCTCCAGAGGTATTCGCCGCGACTGCTTCCGGTCTTGGCGTATCTGGTGGAACACTACACGTCGGACGCGTGGTATCAGGTCCGGTGAACCTCAAGGTCGGCCCCACGCGCAGATAGGAATCTGCCCACCCCCAGCTCAAAAGCAGCTGGGGGTGGCCTTCGGCGGGGCCGTCTTGGAGGCTCGCAATGGGTAGACCACTGATGATCCTCGTGCTCTATGTCGTAGTGTTCTTGTTCATCATGCTCGTCATCGAGTTCATGTGCTCGATGTCAATCTGCACCTAGGAGGTGAAATGGATCCGTTGACTGTGAAAGAATTGATCGAACTACTCCAGAAGTGCGATCAGAAACAGAAGGTCGTGTTCTCCGACGTCAAGTATGGAGATTTCGACTGCGTCGGCTCACTCGGGATCTCGCTCAGCGAGGACAACTTCGTGAAGGACAAGCGGCCCATCTTTCGACTTGCGAAAAGGAGAGACTAGATGTTGCACATTCAGATCATCGACCGATCCGACCTCGACGAAGTGATCGCGGTGAAGCCACTCGGGGACGGGAAGGCACTCAACATCACCCGACGTGATGACCTCGAGCGCGGCAGGATCCCTCGGAACGACGTCATCCTGGCATACAGCTACAAGACGGAGAAGCAGTATGCGGTCTACGTGACCGCCGACGGCTTCTACGGCGACACGTGGCTCCTCGAGGTCGTTACTGACGATCAGCTGAAGGAGATCAACCGAATCGCCGAGAAGATGCGCGCAAACGCGGAGATCTATCCGCCGTCCAAGATCCTGCTTCATGGAGTCTACTGATGTTCCCAGACCTGTCGGTTCGCATCTACGGGGACCACAACGACACGGACATCCACTTCGAGCTGCACACATTCGATCCGGATGCCGACGACGACGGGCGTGCTCGTGACTACGGGCACGCGCTCATCGAGGGAGGCTTCATTGTCGCCGATTTGTCGACTAATGAAATTGCCCGCCTAGGTTCGCTGATCGAAAATTCGGTTCCGATGTTTGAACTCCTGAAATCGATTCGGGATGGTCGCATCGGAATGCCGGAAATTCAGAGGCGCGCGGAAACACTCGTCAACCGGATCGTCGGTGGGGAGATGATCCACACATTTCAGCTATGAAACACGATTTTTGGTCGTGTGAGTGTCCGGAGTGTGAGACGCACCGGACTCGGATGGAACTTCGATATCTCAGTGAAAGGTGGTTACTGTATGACGATACGCGAACTGATCCGACAGCTCGAACAACTCGAAAGGCTCATCCAGAGCAAAACGAAGTACGAACCCCACGTCTTCGTAAAGATGGACGATGACACGAGCTTCGCTGTCACGTCCATCGTCCCGGACGAGAACTACGACGTTCTCATCCGCACCGACTACGACTGATGAACAAGGTCGGCCCTTTGCGGAGGGCCGTCTTGGTTTATCGATCGGAGGTTAAAATGACGGTGAAAGAATTGATAGAATTGCTTCTCCGAGTTCCAGAGAGCTTTGAAGTACTCATCTATCGAGGCGGAGCATATAGTTCCGTCGAGGGTGTCGAAGTAAATGAAGACACTCGTGAAGTTTTCGTTTCCAACGAGAAGGATGAACTGCGATGAAAAGGCTGGTTATTATCCGGGGACTGCCCGGATCCGGAAAGACCACCGAAGCCCTCAAGCACGTAAAGGCAGCGGTAGATCTTGATCTATCGGTGGCCCACAACGAGGCCGACGACTACTTCATGGAAGGTCTGACCTACAGATTCGACCCGCGACTCCTAGGTCGCGCCCACAACCGCTGCCTCACGATGACTATCGAAGAGATGGGTAGAGGCACGAACTTGGTGATCGTGTCGAACACATTCAGCGAGTATTGGGAAATGGCTCCGTATCGTCGAGCGGCAGAGGCTATTGGGTACGAGCAGCGCATTATAACTCTGTTCGACGCCGGATTCAGCGACGAGCAACTCGTCGAACGAGCAAAGGGACACCAGGTGCCCCTGGAGAGTATCCAAGCCATGAGGGCTCGGTGGGAGGAATGATGAAAAAAGAGTGGACAGTCCGCGTCATCAACTACATCGGGGAAGAGAAGAGGGTCCCCAACAACACGCTTCCCGGTGTCTGGGTCGAGCAGCTCCGCTACATGAGCCTCGTTTCAGTTCTCGCTAAGAACGAACTCGTCGGGAGCTCGTCACAATACGACGACTACGAGGTGTTGGAGTTCTACGCTCCGCCGAAGGTCGACACGAAAATCTGGGCGGAGCAGAATGCCGACCGAATGAAGAGCTTCGGCATCAACGCCGTCGCCGCGCCGAAGTGGTAAATATGCACTTCGCATCAGAAGCACTCGAAAAGAAGGTCCAGGCACGCCTGGACCTTCAACGACTCACTTCGAGTCCAGTAATCCAAAGCCTCATCCGCTCTGACGAGTTGAAGCAATGGCAGACCGACATGATCTGTCTGGCTCAAGCTCAACCCTACTACTTCTCGGCGCGCTGCACGGACCTGATTGTTCAGGCTATGCAAGACTTCAATCTCGCTGAGATTGACGCGTCGAGACACATGGTCTATACGGATACCGGCTTCTGCTGGTTCGGTGAGAAGGCGCCCTTCGAACTGGAGAGCTTCCCGGAGAAAGAGCGGTTTCCGGTGAAAGCTATCTCATGGTATGTCTTCTCTATGAGGAGCATTCCATACATTGGGATGACGGCCTTCGCGCACAACCCACTCGGCGAAGTGATGCCGACCATCTGGAGTTGCACCGATCTTGGCAACAAGATGAACTCCCAGATAGACGGTCCACGACTCTCGTTCAAAGGCTTCTTTGACGAGCGCACCAACTGGGAAATCGACCAGATGAAGAAGTTCGTCTGCGCGTCGGGAACATTCATGCGCCAAAAGCTGATGGCTGTGGAACGAGTTCCACTCGAACGGCACGCGCGGAAGCGTCTGGCCAAACTCGGCAATCCGAAGGAACAGGACCACGTGTCTGTCGTTTCGCTGCGAAGGTCCGCGTCCAAGGAAAAATCGCATCAGACTGACGTCCAGTCCTCGAGGGAGTTTGCGTGGCAGTGGACGGTCCGCGGTCACGTCCGACAGCAGTTCTACGCTACGCTCAACGAGCATCTTCCGGTCTACATCCACCCGTATCTGAAGGGTCCGGAAGACAAGCCGCTGAAGCCTAGGTCGACGCCGATCTATTCAGTTTCTAAGTGAGGTGCCATGAAAACACATGACGGATTGCTCTGGAAGGATCGAACCTCAGAGCAATGGAAGGCTCTGCCCATATTCCAATGCGATTGTGGGCAGAAGTTCTATCAGCAGTGTCTTGGAATTGTCGACTGCGATGATTGCATCTCTGCCGATAAGGCCACCTACACGACCTGGTCCGAGTATTACTGGGTCACACGAGGGGAACGGGACTACGAGTGGATCTGGTCCGTCAAGCAGATGGAAAAGCTGCTCGGACGCTCGTGTTCCGAGGAATACCTCGACAACTGCACGGGAAACATCGACACGTGTCAGAACGACGAGTGCATGATTTGTTCAATCAAGGACTGTCCTGAAGATGATGCACTCCATTACCATCACGACGGATGTCCGTCGTGTTACGAAAAGGAGCAAGGAGCCAGTGAGTAATCTCAAAAGGGCGGCTCTAGAAAGAGCCGCCGACCATCTGTCAGAGGCCATCGAGGAGCTAATCCTCGCAGAGCAAGAAAACAGAACCAGCGGCCCAGATATCGTGGCTGCGATCCAGAACTGTGGAATGTATGTTCTGACAGTTCAGAGGATTCTCAAGGATCTTCTGAAAGGAAACGATGAAGAGCGAAGTCACTGAGTTCATCTGTGAGTCCGGCCACAAGCTGCGGAAGTATCCGATGCAGGAAGGTCCGGGCTTCATGCTTCTTTGTCCGATCTGCGATTCCGAAGAAGTGCGTGGCTGGGTTCGCGCCCAAGCTGCGTGGGAGGCCAAACAGTGGAGCTCAAAGTTCTTTATCAAAAAATGAGCGAACTGACGGAACCCGAGTGCCGCAAGTGCCGGGTTCCACAGTCGTGCTGCGATGAATTCTACTGCAATCTCGCGGCTGCGCACGCACTCGAGGAAGGAGTCGTCCTGGAAAAAACGGGACATCCGAAGTTGCCGTTCATGGGTCCGGAGGGATGTATTGTTCCTCCGCACCTGCGACCGCTCTGCACGCTCCACGTCTGCTCGATTCAGGCATACGGATGTAAGCCTGACGACGCAGAGTTCACGAAGCAATACTTCAATCTGCGAGACATGATTGAAGATCTCGAACTACGACGACACTACAAGGAGGATACGGATGCCAGCTAAGAAGATCTACGTCACCGAAAAGATGCTGAACAACCGGAAAAGAATTTCCTGGTTGTTGCATCACGGCTACATTCTGCAACTTCAACCGAAGGTGGCAGAATCTCGTTTCGACCGCCGATGAAAGAACTAGTCTTCGAGATCTACGATAACGGTGCCTGCGAGGGCATCGGCTGGACCGTGAGCGATGGGTTCGAAGAAGGACTGACGTGGATCGAGATTCTTGAGCTTGTCGAAGACAAGCATCTCGACAAGCGGTTCACGTGGACCATCTATTTCGAGGAACCCGCGTAGGGGTTCTTAGGTAATCTGCCCTACTCTGAGGCCGTTTGTGCGACGAACGGCCTCGGGGTAGGCAGATAACATTTTTTGACACTTCGGCGTTATCTGCTTGCATCGAGTTGTTATTTTGTGCTAGACTGTAGTCGTTGGGTCGGGGTTACGCGGAGGCCGCTTCCGCCGGGAGCGGCACTCGGGCAATCCAGCCCACAAGGAGAGTAGTTAGTATGAAGAGCATCGTGATCAAGTCGCAGGGAATCAAGTCGGGTTACCAGGCCTTCGGTTCGGCCGATTACCGGGGAACGATCTACATCCCCAAGGGTTTCTTCAGCGAGGTGCCCGCGGAGATGACGCTCGAGGGCGACTTCGCGGACCCGAAGCCGGAAGCGGTTCGTGGCCCGAAGGATCCCGCAAAGGCTCAGGCAGCGGCGGCCAAGGCCCAGGAGACGGCGAGCAAGGCGCAGGCTCGCGCCGACAAGCTCAAGGAGCAGGTCGAGCGCATCAAGGCCAAGATGGCGGCGGCAGGTCAGGGCGAGGTAGTTCCGGTCACGCCGACGGAGCAGCAGACGATGGCGGCCACGGAGTCGGCGACTCCGGCAGGCGAGCCGGTCGTCCCGGCGACGCCGACCACGACGGCCGAGGCCAAGGCCAAGGGCGGACGTCGTCAGCCGACCGCGGTCTAGTTCAAAGAGATTGGGGGAGCCAACGAGGCTCCCCTTTTCTTTTTCTAGGTCATGCCGACCTCACTCGAGTCCTATTTCCTACGAGTGGCCACACTCGAGGGACCCGGTGCAGCCCTCACGGAATTTCGACAAATCCAAGAAGCGTTGAGAGTCTTTGTGAGAGAAGGCTCTGAAAAAGAGGCTGGGATTGCGCTGATGCTATTGGCGCAAATCTCTACGACAGAAACCAAAATCTTAATGATGATGGAGAAACCGCATGGCATTTAAGCTCTCCAAGGGCGACTTGGAAAAGAAGAAGTCCATTCGTGAAGAGCTTCAGCGTGCTTACGAGCACATGCGTAAGACGATCAATGACGCGAACGTGATCATCGCCGACGCGGTCAGCGAAACGAACGCGTCCATCCGCGAATACAGCGCGGCAGTCGAGGAAGCGAAGGCGTTCTGCAAGGAAGTGGCCGAGGAGTGGCAGGGCGACTTCGACGACAGGAGCGAGAAGTGGCAGGAAGGTGAGGCGGGTGAAGCCGTTAGCCAGGCCATTTCGGACTGGGAAGGTTTTGATCCGGACGAAGTCGAAGAAGTCGAGTTCGACGGTTTCGACACTCCCGACCCCTACCACGAGGATTTCGAGGAACTTCCGGAAGGCACCGAGTAGCAGAGGTGGGCCGCCAGCAATGGCGGCCCTTTTCATTATGACAAAATGGGATCTGAGAGTCGGCGACATGGTAGAGGCTGACGTTCCCTACAATTATCGTATCGAAGGTATCAAAACCAAGGGGCTTCTTCGAGGTTTCATAACTCGAATCGAAGGTGACTGGTGTTTTGTGAGGCCTTCGGACAAACGACGGTCGATAGCCGTCGAAGTTTTCAAGATCCGCGTGTTAAAGGAAGCTCCACCTGAGATCGTTCAGCGGATGGAGAAGAAACCGTTCACGCGGCGCCACACCAAGTCTTGGTCAGAAGCTCGCTTCAAGGTTGATCATCCTCATTCTTGGAGGAAATTCTGATGAATCAAAATGAGTTAAAAACTCGCGATGATCTTGAAAAGTATCTTCATGCCAAGCGAGAAGAATTCAAAGGTCAACAGATAAGAGAAGTAAATGACCTGATTGCTCAGTTCAAAAAAGTCACCACTGAGTTAGCTGATCGTTTAATCGAAGGTCTTACAGAAATCCAGTTCAACCAAATGGCTCATCGTAAGATCTTTTTTGATGAACTGGAAGCTTTTCGTGATGAGTGGATTAGAAACGTGGACAATCTTACCGAAGATTTCACAATCTATGAAAACGGTTGTCCTAATTTCAAGCACACACCTCAACGATATCTTTTTGTCTGCGCGACCAACACTCCATGGATGAATGTGACGGCTCATCAGATTGTGCAATATTCAATCCGAAGCGGTGTATCAAGAGCAGATTTAGAAAGGATATGTCGAGAACGAGGCTATAAACTCGATACCGACATGCGACGCGATGAACTGATGTAGGAGGGTCTATGCCATTCAAGAAAGTCGGCAAAAACAAGTATCGCTCGCCGAGCGGTAGGACCTTCACGTTGAAACAAGTACGAGCATACTACGCCACGAAAGGATTCAAGCGCAAACCACGAAAGAAGAGGTAGAAATGGCTCTATTGATCAAACCAGACGGAACAGAGGAAATCGTCAAGTCGAAGGGACGACGATGGACGATTACTGAATGGCAGACACTGATCGGCGGATACGTCGAGAAAATGCCTGGCATCCAGCAGACGGTGCTTTTTGATGAAGACGGTAAGAGAAAACATCTCGACTTCAATCAGAAAGCCACGGAGAGGGTCCTGCTCCTACTTTCAGGGATGCCCCTTCGATACGTGCCGCAACTCGTCGGCCCGGTTCTCTTTCTCACGCCAGAGGATAAGGTATGAATGAGAAAGATATCTACGCGAGGGCATACAAGGCGGCTCGTGCCGCCGGAATCGAAACTCACCGTGCGAATGCCATCGCCGGAAAGATCCAAGCGGAAATCCATCTCCTTGTCGTCGTTTCTCTCGAGGAGAAGATTAAGGAGGAGGTCAAGAAAAACATCCCGCCGACGTCGTCAGTCCTTCGCGTAACTACGGGAGAGTGAACATGGAAAAGGTGTTCGAGCATCATTGGAGTCGACAGCTGACTCCTCGCAAAGACGGACAGCCTGACGACATCACGTGGGAGAATCTCGTCATCATGCTTCGGCAGGACGGACCCTACATCGGATGGGCGTTCAGAGCGGGCTACGTCGGCACTCCGCAGGCCAACGCCACCTCCTACATGGCGGTGGCGTTGCATGGGGCACTCGAGCGAATTCGAGAGCTTCAGGAGCAGTTGGCGTCGGCCAACGCCGCTTACGAGTCCCTCGCCAACAACGGTCTGGAGGAGGTGTAGTCGAAATCTGACCCCTAGGTCCGAACCTGTTTGAAGACGGCCAGGGAAAATAATCCGCCTAGTCGAGCGTTTTTCACTTGCGTTCGACAGGGTGGAGCGTTATCATTGTATTCGTTACGTGGCAAGCACGTCAGTTAAAGGAGAGAATGAAATGGAGCTCAATCTTCGGAAGGTCGACAAGAACGGACTGGCAATCTACGAAATCCCGAATCTTCGTGGCAGCGTCTACATCACGAAGTCGATGTTGAAGGGCGAACCACCGGCAAAGCTCACGGTCGAGGGCGTCGAGTTCGCGGAGCCGGGGCTGAATGGATCGCGGGTCTCGATCGACCCCGAGAAGGTCCGCAAGGCCGAGGAAGCGGCAACGAAGGCTCAGGAGCGCGCGACGAAGGCCAAGGAGAAGGCCGAGGCGCTCGCGAAGCGGGCGTCGGAGATCGTCGGCGGTCAGACCCAGGGCACGGTTCCGGAGTCGGTCGGCGAGGTCAAGGAAGTTCACGCCACCGCGTGAATGCTGAGGAAGAGGTCGGCGCAAGCCGACCTTTTTCTTTGCCGTGAGTTAACAACTCGGGAAAGGTTCCTATGCAACGTCTTCACTTGAACATCACGGTTGAAGCTGTCGTGCCGCAATTCATGTTCAAATTGCTCACGCAAGATCCACCGGATCAACGCACCGTGAACGTCTTAGAGAGACTTTTCGCTGAGAAGCTAGTCTCTGCGACGAGGCATTCAGGAATCGGTATCAGGATAAAGGATGTGACCATTAACGATGTTTCGCGACGGGAGATGCCTTGAGCGCTGAGATCATTCCCATCACCCCAATCACTCCTTACACTATTCAGTTTGCAACTGAAGAACCACAACCGTTGCCGCGGATTAGTCCAGCAACGGTGAGACAGGCTCGAATTGTGGCAGAGTTCCTTCTTGGAGAACTGCTGCCGATCGAACCGGGTGCCACGTTTCCAGACTTTCGTATCTTTGACGTGAATGACGAGGTAGTTTTTCATGGGTTGGGACGCTTACTGTGATCCAATGGGATGCTCGCTTCTTGGCAACAAAGGCGAGTATCCCTATGCTCTCCGGGCCAAGAAGCTGCAAGCCGAGGGATATGTAGTCGATGGCCTCCTGAAATTTGGAGGCCTCGACTGCGATCTTTCTGGAACTATGCTTCAAAAAGCGACTGGGATGAATGTCTACGGCAATGCGTGGGATGCCGAGACGGTTGCTAAGCTCAACAAGAATGCCGACTGGGATTTCCCACTTGATCATCCTCGTGACGCGTGGGCGCGAGAATCTGCTCGCGCATTTCTCGAAGTCACGGCTACGCTAAAAAGAGGCATCCGCTTCTCTTGGTGAACTTCGCGGTCCGCCCTTCAAGGAGGGCGGTCTGGGCAGTTCGCCCAATACAACGTGTGAGGTGTCAGAATGGAATGGTCCAGTCAACAGAGGGCAATCTTCAATGCCTTCGCAGAGAACGGTAACACGCCCAGGAAGAACAAGGTCATCAGTGCCTTGGCCGGAACGGGCAAGACGACAACCATCGTGGAAGGTGGGCGCTACGCTCCCGAAGAGCGAATCGTCTACTGCGCTTTCAACAAGCGCATTGAGCAGGAGCTCAATGTCCGACTCCCCGAGGTGAATCCGCGAGCTAAGTCTCAGACGCTTCACAGCGCGGGCTTCGGGTTTTGCCGAAAGGCGTGGACGGGTCTGACCATGAGCAAGGGCTATGATCGTTCTGACGATCTTGCCAACCAAGTCTGTCCGTCGACGACGCCCGACCCCATCCGCCGCTTGGTTCGTGATTTGAGCACCAAAGGTCGGGAGATCAATCCGTGGGCGCGCAACATGGGAGAGCTGACGGACTTGATGTATAAGTTCGATCTCCTGCCTGATGAGTCGTGGGTGGCGTCGGGATGGGACGAAGCGTTCATCGAGAAGAAGGCACTCGAAGCAATGGACCTCGCCGCTAAGGTGAAGCCCATCAAAACCGGCATCGACTTCTCCGACATGATCTATCTGCCAGTGCGGAACAACTGGTTGCATCACATGCACGATCTCGTCGTCGTCGACGAAGCGCAGGACATGAACATGGCGCAGTTGGCCATTGCTCAGGGCATGTGCGCGGGTCGGATGATCGTCGTCGGCGATCCCAACCAGGCCATCTACGCATTCCGTGGCGCCGACAGTGAATCGATCGATCGTCTGACGCGGGAACTCAATGCAGAGGTCCTTGGCCTGACCGTCACGTATCGCTGCGGCAAGCGGATCGTTGCGCTGGCGCAGGAAATCGTCCCACACTTCGAAGCGGATCCGGACAACTCCGAAGGTGAAATCCAGGAGATCGCGGCCGACAAGGTCGTGCTTGCCGCCGAAGGTGGGGACTTCATTCTGTCCCGTACGAATGCCCCGCTCGTCAGCTACGCCATGATGCTTCTGCGAAATCAGAAGCGAGCTCGGATCGCGGGCCGGGATCTTGGTAGCGGTCTGAAGTCGCTCATTCGGAAGTTCAACGCACGGTCCGTTCCGGAACTGATGAAGAAGATCACGGCGTGGGAAGAGCGTCAGGTGATTCGGTTCGCTCAGGCCGGGAAGGAAGACAAGATCGAGGAAACTCGCGACAAAGCCGAAACGCTGCGCGTGCTCCTCGAGGGAGCGAAGTCGGTCACGGAAGCGGAGAACACGATCGACGCGCTGTTTACCGATGACGGTCTCGGTCAGAAGAGCGTCATCACCTGCTCCTCGGTTCACAAGGCCAAGGGGTTGGAGGCGGATCGGGTTTTCGTGCTGAAGAGCACACTTCGGGACTACAACCAGGAGGAGAGGAACATTCAGTACGTCGCAATCACGCGGGCACGTAAGACGCTCGTCTGGATCGTGTAGGAGGTCAGATGAAAATGTTCGAGGTCTATGGGTGGGCCATGGTCCCCCAAGACTACGCGATGGTGATGGCTGACGATGAGAACGAAGCCATCAAGAAGTTCGCTGCGTTCCTCAAGAACAAACCAGAGGAAGCAGAAGTGTCAAAACCAGTGGCTGACTGGTTCGTGCTCCCCGCAGTCTTCGAAGACGATGTGCGTATCGTTCGAGGTGACTAGTGGATCTTTCTAACGTCAAAAGTCTCCTCCAGACTATCGTGGAGATTTCCTACAGTGGACATCCAGACGGGAGAGAAACCCGTCTGGAACTTATCAATCGTTATGCGAAAATCGCGCTGAAGGAGTTTCAGAATGAAGGACATGCCGGAAAGCGTGAAACTGACGATCGAAGCTCCTAACTTCAAAATTACCTATTCGGGTTCGGAACTTCCGAATCCGAACAAGGACGACAAAGCCTTCGTGAAGTGGTGTCGGAACAATCTCAGAGACGATTTCGTTCGGGCATTCATCTTTGCCGTGGCTGATGCCAATGCCAAGACGATGGCTGACGACGTCATCGATGGCTCTAAGGAGGGTGTGTGAAGATTCAAGGAGAATTCACCGACGGCGATTACGGCCAAGTCTTTCTTGATGATGTGCCGCTTCCTCTTCGTCCCTCGCTGAAAGTCCGCCGCCATAGCCCCACCGGATTCGCGTGGGGCTATGAGGGTTCCGGACCGGCTCAGTTGGCACTCGCAATCTTGCTGGAGTCGGGCTGTGGAACAGCCACAGCCGAACTTCTCTATCAAGACTTCAAGCGGAAGTTTATCGCCCGATTCCCTCAAGGTGCGTTCGTGACTCACATTGATGTGGATCAATGGGTCAAGGAAGAACTCGAGAGAAGAGGTTACGAATGAGAAATCAGCCGAAGAGCAAGATCCCCAAGATGCAGGTCAGCGCCTACGCTCACAAGAAGATCCGTGAGGCGGTGGAGCGCGACTCTATTCGGTGGCAGTGCTCCAAATCGTGGATCATTGCGACGGCACTCGCTGCGTTCTACGACATCGACATCTTGGCCTTCGACAAGGCCGACAAGAAGAAGCATGGCAAGAATCAAAAGCAAGGATCAGCTTTCGCTTTTCGACGAACCGCCTAAGCCGAAGCGTGAGCTTCCGCAACTTCCATGGATTGACTGCCTGCGGGAACAAATCATCCGCGACAGCAAATCTTTACTCGACTGCGATGAATGTGATCGAACTTTTTTCGAAGAACGCATCTCATCTTACAGAATGGAGGTTTTGCGCCTAGAACAAAAATCCTAATTTTTCCCTTGCGCTCGGGTTAACAACTGTGCTACACTGTACTCGGACTTACACAACAGGAGGACACAAAAGTGGAAACAGGAGAAGACAAAATCAAACAGCAAATCTTGAGTTATCTCAAGATGAGTGCCATTCTTGCCGACACTATCCAGGAGATAAAGTCGGTACCATCTGGGCATCTTTATGCCATGGTGATGGGCAAGATGGACATCAACACTTACAACCACTTGATTGATACGCTTATCAAGGGTGGCGTCGTTCGTCGAGAACCGTCGCATCTACTTGTGTGGATCGGCGGGAGCAGCAAGGTTCTTCCTAGCATCGAGAGATAGAGCAGCACCGGGGCCAAACCGAAAGAATCCACCGCTGTCACGATAGGTGGTTACTCACATCTTAGGTTTGTATGACTGCCCGGTTGGGGCGGGGCGGAAGTCGTGACCTTCCGCTCCATTCCCCCGAAAGGAGACACATGGCGACGATTGGAGAGTTGACTGGAATGCGCCAGCCGCTCCCCTGTGACAGAAAGGAAGCCCATCGGTCGATGGGCAAGGCAAGAGCGGCACTACGCGCACGTCTGAAAGATGACACGAAGGTCCGGGAAGCGAAGACACTGAATGCCTATAAGTGTCCTCACTGTCCCTTTTTCCATGTAGGACACAAATCAAGATGATTGCTTTCACTCCAGCAGAAAAGGCCCATCTGAAAGAAAAACTCCAGAAGGGCTTCGACACCTACAAGCTCCCGACTCATACGGAATCGAGTCTGGAAAGCTACATCCTTCAGGGAATCCCCACCGGGGGTTTCCTCCAGGCCGTTCTCAGCAACAATCTTCGTGAAGCTGTGTCGCGTGCCGATGATCAAAATCAGCGAGCACTCGTCAACATCGTGAAGTTCCTTTACAACCATGCCCCATCCGCGTGCTGGGGTAGCGAGGGCTACTACAGGGACTGGATTAAAAGATAGCTCCAACATCCTCTACTCTCAGAGGGGGCAAAACTGATTTCTGCCGGTCTTTTTCAGTTGTTGGAGCTACCACAAAAGACCGGCACTGAATTTAGAAATGAGTGGCAACGCAGCGCGGTAAGGAGAATCGCCCGAAGCTCTTCGGAGCTAAGTTATTCGATTCTCCCTCGGGGCGTCGGGAAAAAGCGCAGACATCATCGTAGGCCGTCGACTACGAAGGATTGGCAATCTGATGTCGCCAGCGAAATGGATGAATCGCAAGACGCCTGCCACTCAGTTAAGGAGTTCTCATGAGTCATCGAAAGAAACCCAAAGCTCGACCGAAGTGGTGTTACCACAAGTGTCAGAAATGTTTCCGGAGCTGGAAGCATCGTCCGGTCATGAAGTGTGATCTGATGACCATGGCACTCTGTGGTGACTGCTTCATGGACAACAGGCGGGAAAATACGATCTACGTCGTCGATGATGTCCTTCCAGACGATGCTATTTGATCTCAGGAAACGGATTCCTGAATTCACAGGAGAGTGGAAGCTGCCGGAGCTTCCCTCACTGAGCAATGTTAAGGAGCTTTATCTTAACGTCGAAGCTACAGGTCTCAAATGGTGGCGTCGCGATCAGCCGGTAGGTCTTAGTGTCATTTTCGGTGATCAAAACTATTATCTCCCCTTCGGTCATGCTGGCGGCAATCTCCCCGAGGAACAGGTAAAATACTGGGCACAGCGTGAGCTCCGCGGCAAGCGGATTACGAACATTAACATCAAGTTTGACATCCATATGCTCCGCCAGTGGGGCGTAGATCTTGAAGAGCAAGGATGTGAAGTCGCTGATGTTGCCCATCAAGCGGCGCTGCTTGACGATCATCGGCAACGTTTCGCGCTAGACATTTTAGTCCCAGAGTTCTTGAAGATAGCTCCCATGCCACGACTCGATGAGTCGCGTATGGCAGAACATCATGCTGGGCAAGTAGCGCCGCGTGCCATATATAATGTATGGGCGGTTCGGGAGCTCGAGAAAATCTTCCGTCCGGAAATGACGAAGCAGGATCTTGACCGAGTTCGTAAACTCGAAGAAGAGGTCATTTTCGTTGTTTGTGAGATGGAAAAGAACGCAGCAAAGATTGATGTTGAAAAGCTCAATCTGTGGTGTGTTCTCATTCAACAGAAGATCGAAGAACTCAAGTGGCGTATCTGGAAGAATACCGGACTCAAATTCAATCCGACGCCCCTGCATTGGGTCAAGCTCTTCCAACATGAACGTGTCAACAATACCGAACTGACTCCGGGCGGGAAGCCTAGTTTTCACGACAGCGTTCTCAAGAACATCCCAAATGAAAATATCCAGATTGCTCGTCGTATCGCTCGCCTAGCGAGTATCAATAGCAAATATCTTCAGAAATACCAGCGGACCGTCGGCAGCGATGGCATCCTGCGATTCGCCCTGCATCAGCTTCGTACTCAAAAAGACGAATATGATTCAATGGACGTCGGTACGATCTCTGGTCGATTCTCATCGACCGGGATTGACGACGAAGAAGGAGCGAATATTCAGCAGGTAATGAAAGTCGCTAAACAGAGAGTTTTATTCGGATATGACGAGAACGATGGATCACACGATGATGAAATTTTCATCATCCGTGAACTTCATATTCCGGAAGAGGGAGAACACTTGTCGGCGGATGCGATGCAAATCGAATATCGCATTTTCGCAGATAAGACGCGATCCGAAAAACTTCTAAAGAAGTATCAAGAAGATCCCAAGGCCAGCTTCCACCGCATGATTGAAGCTGACATCAAACCGCATCGACCGAAGTTCACCTATCGTCAGGTAAAAGACTTGAACTTTGCCACCATCTATGCCGCGGGTCTCTGTAAGAAGGCGTGGATGTTGGAGTTCATTACGAAGACTCAGTTTGAAGAGTTGAATCGGGAATACAACAATCGTGTCCCGCGCTCTCATCCACTTTTAGCTGACGCCCTCGAGATAGACAAAATCTACGCCCGTGAGCTTCCAGAAGCTGGGCCGCTAATCAAGTTGGCCAGCGACATCGCCGCTAAACGAGGGTATGTGCGAACCCTGCTGGGTCGCCGGATTCGTTTCCCTCAGAAGATTCGGTTGCATAAGGCTCTTAACGGAGTCATTCAAGGCTCCGCAGCCGACGTTGCGAAGAAGAAATCAGTAGAACTTCATAAGGAACGGAAGTGGACGGGACTGCTTCTACGCTATCCGGTTCATGATGAGTTCGACGGTGATGCTCGAATTCCTGAAACGAAGGTTCGGGTTCAAGAAATTTTAGATACACAGTCGTTTCCACAGATGAAGATTCCTATACTTTGGGAAGTCAATACCGGAAAGACGTGGAAGGATTGCGCGTGAACGAAGCAACACTCAAACAAGCACTCTGTCAAGATTTACGGACTCTTACTAAGTCGGTCGTGCTCCGGCATGAAGATGTCTTCCGTGCTGGTAATCCAGACATCTCAGTTACGTGGAGTGGCCTGACGGTTTGGCTGGAAGTAAAATACGACACCAAGACTCGTCGTATGGAGAGTCGTGGCATCCAAAATCTGACATGTCGTCAGTTAGCACTCGCTGGATGGTGCTTCTATGTAATCTACGAAGACTTGGAGGAGAAGCAAACTCTCATCGTTGATCCAGAAAACTTTGAGAACGGTCGGATCGTAAACAGAGACTTTAACAAATACTGGGGGCAGGGTATCGCCAAAGGATTTAGTCATAGCTCTGTGACAAATTTCATTAGGAATCTTGCTAATGGCCATCACCACCGATAGAAACGAATACCTACCGTCTCATGTCACACAGCGAGTAAAACGCGCTGTACGACTGGAAGCTGCCAACCGAAGTATGTCGGCATCGGCACTCGTGTTTGAAATTCTCCAAGAACGGATGCGAGAGCTTGGCTACGAGGTGGATGCAAATGAATTCATGGATTCATCAGATTCACGAGACCACGCCGGTGCAGATGAAAGGCCAAACCTGGTTCAAAAGGGATGACCTCTTTGCTCCACTAGGCGCGGGCGGGATCAATGGCGCGAAGCTTCGTCAGTGCATCTGGCTCGTGCATCGGGCTTATGAAGCGAATATCCCCGGCTTGGTTTCAGGAGCTAGCGTCAAGAGTCCACAGTTGATGATGACGAGTGCCGTCGCGCATCACTTCGGCATGAAGAGTCATCATGTGATCGGTGCTACCAAAGAAAGCACGATGCGGAATCACGTGTCGGTCGACATCGCCGCGGAATACGGAGCGACCTTTACAATCCTGAATATTGGGTTCAATCCCAATCTTCAGCGAGAAGTCACACGTCTCGTTAACTCAGACATCTCAGCCTATCAAGGCTGGCTCCATCTGGAATACGGAATCTCGCTTAACCATCTGTTTCATCCACCTGAAGACATTGAGAAGTTTCATTGGATCGGTGGACAACAAGCTCGCAACATCCCAGAAGAAGTGGAGACTCTCATTGTTCCTGCTGGCTCATGCAATTCTGCTACTTCTGTTCTTTATGGGATTGCGATGTATCCACCGCCCAATCTCAAAAAAGTGATTCTTATCGGCATCGGTCCATCTAAGCTCCAATGGATGGAACGACGTCTTGATATTATCAGAGACATCTCTGGTGAAGATGTTGAGCATCCTGCATCCAAAGTTCGCAAGTGGAACTGGATGTATTGTGATCTCCACGGCGCCGGGATCTACTCATACCAAGACGAAGCTGAATACTTTCTGGAAGACATCACGTTCCATCCGACCTACGAGGGGAAATGTATGAACTACCTCATGGCTCGGATGCCGGAAGTCTTCAACCCCACGACTTGCTTCTGGATCATCGGCGGTCCTGTGGACAGGAACTACATGAAGGATCTCGCAACCCGTTCAGTGAGGGGATAATGATTGAAATTAGAATTAGTAAACGGATTTGGGGAGATAGTCCTGAATCTTTAGCTAGTATCCGTAATCACATTTTGAGCGGAAAACCATTTCTAGCTAAATGCCCAAATTGTGAAGAGGGACCAGTGCTAGGTCGTTGTACCTCAAGAGACGGCACTGAAGGACTATACTGTGTCGGTTGTGGAAAAGTTCATCCTCTTCCTGGAGATGAAATTCATCTTTTCAATGTTTTCTTTGACTAAAGTCCTTTTCGTCTAGAGGCCTAGGATATCGCCCTTTCACGGCGAAGACACGGGTTCGAATCCCGTAGAGGACACCAAGGAGGAAAAATGAAAATCGCACTTGTCTGCGAGAAGTGGCGACTTCCTGTTATGCCGGGGAAAGCGGCGATTGTTCCAGGCGAAGACAAGCGAGTGCTTGGATACTACGAGTATATCAATGCGAAGTCGCACGAAGTGGGTCGAAATGCCTTCTGCATTGAGTTTCTACTTAATCGACTCCCGAAGGGACTCGCTGTGGTTGAGGCCTTCGGTGGCGTCGGCGTCTTCGCGACCATTGTGCAGAATGTCATCAAACCCTCTTTTCATCTGATCATGGACCTCGATGACGACTGCTATCACCAACTTCAGAATGCTTTTAATCCAGATGAAGTTAACAACATCTTAGTCGAGCAAGCGGATGCTCGGCTAGTGATGACACAGGTCGCTGCGGACCTTTATCTGCTGGACTTTCCGTTTTTCACGATGGTTCAGTATTCCAAGTGGAAGGATGAATGGGACGCGATCGTCGCACATCAACCGAAGGCCATCGTCTGGATGGACGGTGCTTCCAAGTATCTCCATCTGCATACAGAACTCTATTCAAAGGTTTCAGAATTCCCCATTTCCGACCACACCACGTATATTCAAGGAGTGCGTAAGTTCATCCTTGAACGTCACAACTATACCGTGACCGCGTGCGCGTTCTCCACTGGGTGTTACTACTTCCTCGCTGAGCCTGGCTGGCATCAAGAACCTCCGGTAATCGTTCAAGAAAAGAGACAGGGAGGTCTGAAATGGATAGCTCAGTAGGCCGTTGGTCCGACATCAATGAAGTAGATGAAATTTCCGATCTGGAAACGGGCATGGACTTTCGAAAGCCCGAATACCGTCGGGAAGTGTTTCTGCGCTTCTATCAGTTCCACACGAAATACAAGGCTCATCCGGGTGGCGTGTATTATCTCATCCCAGCACTATCCGAGGTCTTTGAGTGGGACATAGAAGAACAATTATGGTGGGCGTTCTTGAATGGCAATACTCAGAACCCGATCATATCCACGATCATCATGCAGAGCTTTCCGTATCTCGCGGAAACCGATCCAGTGGAGCTCCAAAACTATTTGGATACCAACTGGCATCGTCTTCATTTTGATACGGACCGGCGCTACTGGAAGAAGGAGCTCGCAAACTGTGTCGCGAACTATCAGCGTCAGCTGAATGGTGAGACACAGCGGAGTTTCTTTGAGAAGTATTGTCAGGCTCAAAGTAAAGCCTCAAACTTCATGATGATGTGGGACAAGGTGCGAAATGACTTCTATGGTTTTGGTCGCTTATCCACATGGTCCTACTTGGAATATCTATTTATTCTTGGATTGCCGATCGATCCAGGAACTCTGTTCCTCGAGGACCGGGACGGTTCAAAATCACTTCGAAATGGTCTCTGTAAAGTACTCGGCAGGGACGATTTGGATTGGCACGATTCTAACCCGACCTTTAACGGAAAATACGCTCCTGAGCTTATTCACTGGCTAGATGGTGAAGCCAATCTACTTCTGTGGGAAGCTAAGGAGCGGATGCCCAACGAACCGTCCATCAGCCACTTTACCCTCGAAAGCACGTTCTGCTCTTACAAGAGTTGGTTTCGTCCAAATCGTCGTTATCCTAACGTCTATAACGACATGATGAACGAACGCATCAAGAAAGCTGAAGCTGACTGGAAAGATGACGCGGGTTTAGATCTCGATCTCTTCTGGCAACTCCGGAAGGCTTTCTTGCCGAAAAACCTGCGGCTGGAAGACAATCCCAATGATCTCGGCATTCACCCCACCAAGCAGAATCACTTCCGTCTGACTGGCCAGGTGATCATGATGGAACGTGATTGGAGTTGTTTCGCTAACGATTACTCAAAGAGGTTAGTGGAATGATCACGACGTTCACATTGAAAAGAGTCGATCCATTGAATGTGCGGGTTGAAGACATCGATATTGAAGACATTGCACATTCACTGTCTCTAATCAATCGATTCGCGGGACACTCGTCGATTCCTATTTCCGTTGCCCAGCACTCGTGCTACGTGGCGTGGCTCTGCGAAGGACAAGAGCCTTACATTCAGCTACAGGCACTTCTGCACGATGCCGCGGAAGCCTATCTCGGGGACGTCACCAAATGGCTGAAACACTCGCCAGAATTCGATAACTTCCGTCTCCTCGAGGATGACGTCCAGCGCGTCATCTTCACATGGGCTGGCTGTCCTCTAGAGTTGCATCCGTCGGTCGAAACAGCCGACAAGCTGATGGTCAAGTTTGAGGCTAAGAAAGCCTATGGTCCGAACTATATCATCGATCGTCCTGGCTACGGAGAAATTTCTGATGAAGAATACCACTGGATTCAGTCTCAGACTCTGTGGCCGTGGACCGTGTGGAACTGGAGAAGGACAGAAGAGCGATTTCTAAACCTCCACAAAGCTCTGCTAGGTCGCTGCGCGGCGCAAGGGTCGGGCATTGCGTAAAAGGCAATCCTAGGCCCCTCACAGCCCCGTGAGCACGCTTTGGGGCTGCCGCCAAAGGCAATGCAAGGGGCGGTTTGCGCGGCGTTCTCACGGCCTGTGAGCGGTTTCACAAACAGGAGAATACGCATGAGATCTGATAAATTACTAAGAAATCTTCCAGATAAAAAAGTCTTAATAGATTGTCTCTACGCAAGATGCGACTGCACACAGCATTCTGCTTATGGTAGAATTTGTGAAGAGGTATATCTACATATGGTTGATTGGTGTACTCCTTGTTTGATGAAAGCTGCAATAGATCTTTTAAGACAGTGAAAGAGGCTGGTTATGATGATATGGCTTTTCTGCTGTAATCTATGGAATTTATGTCATGAGTTCCTGCGACGTGAACGATTTGACGTGACGCGATACATGTCTCGCGAGTGGATTGCGGAGCAGAAGAAAAAGTAAACCTCAGCGTTTTTCACTTGCCTTTTGTTAACTCATAGTATAGTGTATAGGTGACTGCCGCCTATGATTATCAACGTTCGAGGGACGTCAGGGTCCGGCAAGAGCTTCTTGGTTCGACGTATTATGGACCAATATGAGGCCATTGTCCCTTACTTCACAGATGGCCGAAGGAAGCCTCTCTACTACGTTTGCTCCACAAATCTCAAAAAGCCGGTAATTTCAATTGGGCATTATGAGACACCCTGTGGAGGTTGCGACACCCTCAAGACAGTCGATCAAGTATATGACATCGTTCGTGAATCAGCTCGGTCAGGTTTTCATGTCATATACGAAGGCATCATGGTCAGCGGCGAGTCTCGTCGCTGCATTCAGCTTCACAAAGACAGTCTTCCGATTCATGTGATAGCACTCGATGTGCCGCTTGAGCAGTGTCTGGAATCAGTCAGATCCCGACGCGAAGCTCGTGGTGCTAAGAGTGAATTCAATCCTGAACGTACTCAGCGTCGTGCTCGTGAAGTTCGTAGCATGATGGAACACCTCAAAATTGCTGGGGTTAAAACCGAGTGGCTTCCACGAGATGAAGCTCTGGTCCGTTGCATTGAACTTTTTAACGAGGCGATATGATCGTAAACATTCGAGGCACACATGGTTCAGGAAAAAGTACACTTGTCAGGAAAATTCTTGATAGTTCATCTGAGTGGGATCGAGTTTATGTTTTCGACCGGAAACGCCCCTTTGGATATCTTCATAACGAAGGTAAACTTTGGGTCCTCGGACATTACGAACTCGAGGGCGGTTGTGGAGGATGCGATACGATTCCCATCGTCGACGACATGTTCGATTCTATCAAAGCTCAGTCAGCCGTCGGTCTAAACGTGCTCTACGAGGGCATTCTCGCACAGCACGGCGTTCCTCGAGTGATTGAGCTTCACAAGCTCTATCCAACCACCGTTATCATTCTCACCACACCTGAGCAAGAGTGCATCGATGCGGTTAATGCTCGTCGTGCTCAGAAAGGCAAAGGTCCTCTCGACCCACCGGATAGCATCACGGGAGAATTTCGATCGGTGCTTTCTGCTGGCAAGAAACTGCTCGCAGCAGGTGTCGATGTTCGCTACCATTCTCGAGAAGAAGCCCTCCGAGTAACTAAGGAGCTTCTGAAGTGGAACTATTAGAGCAGTATTTCCGCACTGCGCGCGAGCGCGAGCGCATCCGCATACATCGGTCTCAAGGACTCGAACCGAAAGACTGGACTGTAGATCCTGTCTTTCAGTTTTGGCGCTTCTGTAACGTGCGACGAGAAGATGACAAGACTACGGTATGGTTCCGTGAAAATGTTCGAAATGCACTTCTCTCGCCATATCGAGTTACTGCGGCCACCGTCATCTTCCGCTGGTTCAACAGAATTGAAACTGGTGAGCTAATCAAAGATCTGCTTCTCGAGGAGTGGAACACGGAAGAGGCTCGGCGACGTCTCAAGGATGTAACTCCTGTTGTCACCGGAGCCTACATCATCAAAGGCCCTGACTACATGACGAAGCTGGACGGCGTACTCTATTGCGTAGATCGAGCACTTCCTCAGTTGAAAGTCATGGTTGAGAACTGGGGACCGTCACTTCAGTCCGCGTGGGAAGATCTTTGCACGATTTACTATCTCGGCAAGTTCATGTCGTATGAGGTCGTGAGCGATCTCCGCTGGACGCCGGTGCTGAATCAAGCCAAAGACATCTGCACGTGGGCCAACGCTGGACCCGGCTGTGCTCGTGGCCTCGGTTGGGTGCTGCGGAACAATTCTAGCACTTTCAATTCTGAGTCCAAAGTGGATCAGAAGATCATGTTGGAGTTGATGGAAGCCCTGCTCTACGCCTCGAGAGAAGACAAATACTGGCCTGTCGAATTTCCTCGGTGGGAAATGCGGGAAGTGGAGCATTGGGCTTGTGAGTTCGACAAATACAAACGAGGTGAGAGCGGCAACAAGCTCAAAAGGAGGTTCAATGGACCCTCTGCGTCAAAAGCTGATCAACGAACGATACAAGGAGTTTAGAAACGCCGGGGATGACCCGATGAACGCGGCTCTGAGACTCGACGATATTGGATCGACCGTGGATGAGACGCGAGCGGCCATGGTAGAATATGGTGATAGCTCCGAAACGATGACAGATAACTTTGACGAATTTTGCGATGAGGACTAGATGAGAGTTCTGGAAGTGCGGAACGTCAACGAAGCTCTCCCAAAAGGACTAGACATCCTTTTCAAGCACGGAGTTCGTCGAAACAGTAGAAACGGTGAAGTCTTCGTTTATCCGACTCCCGTCACTACTGCTTACTCTCATCCTCTCGAGCGCGTCCTGTTCGACCGACGTCGCGATGCCAACCCGTTCTTTCATCTCTATGAGTCACTCTGGATGTTGAACGGTCGTTGGGATGTGCAACCACTCACTCGTTACGTGAAGCGGTTTAAGGATTTCTCCGATGATGGCGAATCTCTGCATGGTGCCTACGGGCGCAGGTGGAGAAAGCTGTTCGCCCTTCCGAATGGCGAAGGCACCGATCAGCTAGCCATCATCGCAGAAACTCTTATCAAGAATCCCGACGATCGTCGCTGCGTCCTCCAGATGTGGTCCGCGTCCAATGATCTTGGCAGTCCCTCAAAGGATGTGCCGTGCAATTTGATGATCACATTTCAAGTCAATGCTCTGAATTGCTTGGACATGACCGTCTTTTGTCGGTCAAATGACATCGTCTGGGGTGCCTACGGAGCTAACGCGGTTCATTTCGCGTTTCTGCTCGAATACATGGCACTTTGGATAAATCGACCCGTAGGTTCCATGTATCAAATTTCAGTTAACTGGCATGGATATTTGAAAACGATTGAGCCGCTGAAAGAATTAGCGATGCCAATCGTTCCTCATAATCCATATCCTACCACGGTTCGCTACGTGCCGATGGCACTCGACGGTGACATTAACCGAGTAAATGAACTGTTGCTCGATCTCATCGAAGATGCCGACACGCATTATCCGACGCCTGCCCAACCAGAAGATGATTCTCCGTGGGCGCAAATGGTTTGGAGAATGCTCTCAGCTCACGAAATCTATAAGCGTGAGTCAGTCGACGCCGCCCTCCGGCATCTCTATGACGCCGATACCTCAATTGACTGGATCAAGGCTGGAATCCTTTGGCTGGAAAGGCGGAATAAGAAGGCATGACTCACGTGATGCTCGACCTGGAAACCATGAGTACTCGGTACAATGCGGCGGTGGCTTCGATCGGTGCGTGCATTTTTGAGCCTGCTGCTTTGGAGAGCTATACCGATTTTACTCCGGATCGTCTCTTTTATGTGAAGCTCGATCTCTCCAAGCAGAGAGGTCGAGACTTTGACGGAGACACGATCTACTGGTGGATGGCTCAGGAGCAGGAAGCTCGCGACACACTCCGGATGCACATCGTTCATCCTCACGAGGCCTTACGGCAGTTTGCTGAATGGTATCGGACGAAAGAGGGTGGCGTAACGTGGAGCTTGGGCGCTAACTTCGACCACGTTATCCTTCAGGATCTTTACAACTGGATTGGGATGAAGAATCCCATAAATTATCGTGATCAGCTTTGCATGAGGACGGTGGTGAAAATGACCGCCGAACAGCCTCCGGCAATCCCCGAGATCGTAGGACATCGAGCAATCGACGACGCCATTCTCCAGGCCATTTGGCTTCAGCGCGCACTCGCAGCGACCAAAGGAATGTGGAATGTTTATCAGAAGCAAGGCACGGTTCTTTGAACTCTGGGAAGCTGGAGTTCTTGGCAACCGAACTCGTCTTTGGCGTGATCCGGAAGAAGCGTGTGACTTCGGACGAAAGAATCGTGTAGGCATCGGATTTCGTGAAATTCGTCCGGCAGGAACTTCCGGAGCGGGTTGGTGGGAACGTGTGCATTGGTCCGAGACCATTAAAACGGCTGAAAAGTGGAAACAAGCCGGGAAAGTGTTTATCATGGACGACGGCTGTCCAGATGATAAGCGCATTCTTCAGGGTGAGGTCTGCCGAACCTACCGAGGGTTAGAGGGATGGTTAGACCAGATTAGCAAACTCCCGATGCGTCCCGCGATGGCTGCTGGGCACATGAAATACACCAGTCCTCTACAGACCTTGATGCTCTTGCAGCGGCACATGGATCCTTCTTCATTAGAAGATCTGTGGGCACTCTTAGATCTTTATCCCGACGCTGCAATCGAGTTTTCTACGTTCACTACGAACGTCGGAGTATTTCCTGGCCGAAATACCTTATTTTGGGAGACTAGGAACTACTAATGGATAAGATGGAAGGAATCATTACTCGTGTCTTCCCTCGACGCGGGTTTGCCTTTGTTCAAGGCACCGACGGATTTACACGATTCATCCATTGTCGTGATATGGTGAATCCTGTAGACTGGGATTTCATGCGTGAAGGGAAAGGCGTCAAATTCATTCCGATTGACACTAGCGATTATCCTTACGCGACTGGTAACAAGATGAGAGCAATTCAAGTGGAGGTAATTTAATGGTTCCTCGCAAGGGAAAGCCCTATGTCTGGGTCACCTGGATTACAGGTCTTCTTGCCGGAGTCGATCGCTGTGCGTGGCGAGCTTGGATCAAGTCTCACTACTATTACGATAAGTCTCCGGATACGGGCGATAATGAGCAGTTAAAAACGTGGATCAAAACTCACGATGCGATGACTGCCAATCGTGTCAATCGACTTAAATCAGAGGGCTACGCTGTTCTCGTGGAAGAAGAGGGAGCTTTCAAGCTCGAGGGCACACACGCCACGCTCGGCGGAAAGCCAGATATCGTTGCAGTGAAGGAAGATGACCAATACGCCGTGGTTATCGACGAAAAATCCGGCAAGGTCAAGACTCAATACATTTGGCAGGTAAAACTCTACATCTTCGCCATGGGTTTGACTCGTTTCCAAAACTGGCGCATTCGTGGAGAAGTCGAATACAAAGATTCTGTGGTGCCGGTCAATGAGATTATCAAACCAGACATTGACCAAATCAGCTCTGTCATGAAAGTCGTTGGCGGTGATAAAGAGCCGCCGCGAGTGCCTTCCGAATACGAGTGCGAATACTGCGACATTCTGCGCTGCCCGGATCGCTGGAAGGCCACTACCGATGCCACGAAATACTTCTAAAATCATCCTTTCATGGAAACCTGTCATCTTCTCTCGAGTTGTAACTCGTCGAGATGCGATCTATTACGTAGGAGGTAAGATGGAGTTTCCCGCTCAAGAAATCGCCCGCCGAGACATCACGAGACGGTCCCCGCAGGAACAGGGCGAGTTTCTGCAAACTCAAGTGGCGAACTTCATGTTTAACACGAAGTCCGTTTCTTCACCGCGGCCTCAAAGCGATGACATCATGCTCATCTGGAAGGCTGATCTCGACGAAATGAAACGCCAAATCAAAGAATACGAGAAAGTCGCCGAATGAAAGAAGGAGAGCAAGCATTCGTAGGAGCCATTCTTATCATTATCATAGCGATTGCTGTGATAGCGATATTCCTACTAAAATAGGTAGAGCTGAGTGCTTTTCACTTGCTCTAGCTACCTGAAGTATGTTATGCTTGCGTAGCAAGCAACACAAGAGGAGGCAAACTGATGAAAGTTAAGGATCTGTTGGAAGACCTGAAGATCGCGGACCCCGACGATCCGATCGTTGTGGTTGTCGACGACGGCGTCGATGTAGAAGCTCTTCAGGAACTCGAGGAAGGTTCGGTGCTGGAAATCGCCGAATCAGGCGGCTTCATTCCGGGCGTGGGCCGCACCATCCGTGTGAAACCCCGGTAGGAGGAAGTAGTATGGGGCGTGGAAAATACGCGGAGATCATAGACGATCTGCCGCGTCTCAAGGCAGAAAATCCAACCTACCAGAATAAGGTCAACGATCGCAAGAAGGAAATTCTGGAAGAGATTGGAGACGCACTCAGTTCTTCGTCCTTAGCTCTGTTGTATCGACAGCAGCGACAAGAGAAGGAAGAGATCGAGGCGCAACTCTCCCTCGCGAATCTGGACTTGGAAGCGATCACACAGCTTCTGACCGACCGCTACGAGATTGACGAAATCTCTAGCGTTTCGTTGGATGACGGCGACACGGTCCGCGTGGATTTGGAGCCGTATGCCAAGATTGAAGACGCTCAGAAACTGTGGGACTGGGCGAAGGCCAATGACATGGAGCGCTCGATGCAGCTTCCATGGCAGACAGTGAACAGCATGATGAAGGAAATGCTGTTGCAGGGAATGAACGAACCGGACGGTGTCGTCGCGTACCAACGGCCGAAGATTGTTTTCACTCGCGCGAAGAAGGTAGCCGCTGCTGAATGAAAGACTCCCGGGAAAGCTCGTTATCTCCGGTAATCGAGAAATGCCGGGGCTGTGGAAGTTGGGTTCGCTGGACGCCGATCTATGGTGACTGGTGTAGGATCTGCAAGCCGAGGGACACGACACCGGATGGCCAAAAAAGCGCCTGTTCTGGGACCAAGCCTGTTCGACGTGATCGACAGGCAAATTCGCGCCGAACGACCGAAGACAACCCCCGATAACTGTCCAGAGCATGAGTGGAAGAAAACACTTACGATTTGGACAGGAGAATACGAAGAACGACTGACATGGACCTGCGTGTGGTGCGACCTGATACGGGGTCGCTTTTCGTAAGGAGAAGGAGTGCATGAAATGGCTGAAGTAAAAAAGGGCGAACTCGTGGAGCAGCCCCAAAACGTCTCCCTTGAGCAGCGACCCGCTTGGATCGAGGTGGGAGACAAGACTGGCACGGAAGAGATCACGGCGAATGACATTCGGCTCCCCCGGCTGTGCATCGCGCAGGGTCTCTCCCCTGAGATGGACTCGGCAAGTTCATCTTATATCGATGGATTGAAGCTGTATGAACTGTTCAACGATCTCACGGGCGAGATCTACGGCAGGGAACAGCTTCGATTCATGGTCGTCGCTCGCAAGGTCAAGCACATCGAGTATGACCCGGACAATCGTGGCGTTGTCCTGGACATGGACGTTCCCAATGGGGATCCTCGGTTGCAGTGGACGACGGGCGACGGCGGAGAACGGTTTCCTCCCGCTGCTACCACCTACATCGACTTCGTTTCACTTCTCCTGAAGAAGGACGGCAGCTCGGAACCGATCGTCATTTCCATCAAGACGACGAACAAGTTCCAGACCAAGGCCGCGGAGCGACTGACGGGTTTCATCAAGTTCAAGAACGCTCCCATCTACTCCGGTGTCTACACCATCCAGTCCAAGAGCGAGAAGTCGGCCAACGGACCGTTCGGTGTGTTCGCGATCGGCCAGGCAGGGTTCGTGCAAAACGAGGCGCTGTATCGTTCGGCGAAGGCGTTCCACGAATCGCTCGCGGGCAAGACGATCATCATCAATCGCGAACCAGGGATGGAAGACGAATCGTTCGATACGGACCGCATGTAATGAGGTGGTGCCCCATTTCGGTGGGGCACCTCTTTTATGCCTATGTGGTTCGATATCTGGATTACCGTGCTCGTCTGGGCGATCATCGCCATGCTGTGGTTGATACACCTCCGTGTCCAACGCCTCAAGCGTCTCATCCGTAGGAGGAATCAATGGCTAAGCACGAAGATGGAGAGAAAGTACTCGTCTCCAAAAAGAACATCTGGGTCATGAACGCTGTTCAGGACTACAAAGACCTTTCCACGAACGACATCAAACAGGAGCGTAAGCTCATTCTCTGCGAGATGCAGGCAATCGAAGAAACGCTCAACGAAATTCAAAGTCGAATCGTCAATCTCAAGGCCCGTCACAAAGAGCTCACCGCAAAGTTCGAAGGACTCAACATTGTCTTAGGGAATCGATAGTGCCCCATAGATCTCTATCAGACTTAATCTGGCGCTGGTGTGAGGATAAATGCAAGCGCTGGGTTCAAGTTAAACGGACCACGAGAGTTTGCCCCGGTTGTCGGAAAGACCTGTGGTGGCTGAAACCTCCTGACAGTAGACCGTCAGCTCCACCCAGGCGTTACGGAGGTGAGGCGTGAACAAAGCACTCGAGTTGGCAAAGCAGATCGAAGCGTTGGTTAAGGAACAGATCCAAGTGCTGGAGAATCCTTCTCCAGACGTCGAAACGATTTCGACAGTGGATGCGCTGGTAAAAGCTCTTTCTACCGGCGGCTCATATAAGCTCGCAGATGGCGACTATAAGGGCAACTTCGTATCGTCAAAGCCAATCAACCTCGTCGCACAGAGCACCAACGCTCGTCTCTTGAACGCAGTTCCCACTTCTCCAACACTCGTAGTGAAGACTGGCGGCGGCTCAGTGTTTTCTGGGCTGTGGATTCAGAGCGGGGCGCCCGACCGCGAGTGCGTAGTGGTCGGGGATGATGCGGCAACAAGTGTCGATACTCAGCCAGACGGCGTGACATTCATGAATGTCGTGCTTCAGGCTCAGGCCAACGGCGGTCATCGAGGCTTTGCACTTCACGGCAAGAATATCTCGTTGAAGACTTGCCAAGTGCTCAACTTCTTTGAGCTCGGACGTGATAGCAATGGCATCTGGATCAACAACGGTCCGGGTCCGTATATCGTCGATAACTGCTACGTAGAAGCTTCAGGTGAGGGAATCATTACCGGCGGCAGCGACGTCAACATCCCAAACTGCGTGCCTGCTGACATCCGTATCACAAACAATACGTTCTTCAAGCCCGATAGCTGGCGTCCGGTCACAAACACGAAGGGTGTCAAGGTCGTTTTTGACAAAGACGGCAATCTGACACCCGAAGCCCTCGCCGCGTTCCCAGTCGTGAAGAACGCGATGGAGCTCAAAAACGCGAAGCGAGTGCTGATGGAGGGTAACACTGCCGATGGCTGCTGGAGGAGCGGGCAGGACGGCAATCCGATCGTGCTGACTGTACGAAACCAGTATGGCCGAACGCCGTGGGCCATCGTGGATGACGTCATCGTGCGCGGGAATCACACGAAGCGGTGCAAGGAAGGCTGTGCGCTGTCGATCCTCGGCTACGACAACAACTACCCGAGTCAGCAGAGTCAGACCATGCTGATTGAGCACAACCTGTTCGAAGACTCGCCGCTGGGATTCGGGATTAGCAACGGCGTGGCGACGGCGTTGTCGATCCGGAATAACACGTTGCCGAAGACGACGTATGTGATGATGCGGCTGGGCGATACGCGGAGCGATGCGTCGAAACCACCGGATTGGACGAAGGCGGTGCAGTCGCCGATCACGTTCGTCGAGAACATCGCGCTGTCCGGGTCGTACGGCATCTCGGGCACCGACAGCACGGTGGGCGAGCCCGCGCTGAACAACTACACGGATGTGCAGGACTGGCGTGGCAACGTGATCGAGAAGACGCCGGAGCGCACGATCAAGTGGCCGAACCCGGCGACGAACTGGTTGCTGGACCCCGGCGGTCTTGCGAAGATCCTCGATCCAACGACGTTTAAGCTCCTACCAGGAACCCCTTACGGGAACGCTGGGTACTAATTTCTCACACCTTTTGCGCCCGGTCCGGCGTGCCGCCGGACCACGCGCAGAAGGCACGTGAGGGGGCCTCACAGCCCCGTGAGCGCGTTTTGCCGTGTGTGGGGTTAAGACACTATGGGCGCCGTTTTGAGCCGCTTAAAACGGCGCTCACAGGGTCGTCCGAGAATCATAGTGAGCAGGTCGTGTACTGTTTTAATACGTCCGGTTTATTCTGCAAATTTCCCTTGCCTGAGATTTACACAGGTGTTAGAATAACAAGGCTTTTCACGAGAATGGCCATTTCGACTTTTCACGGAGCGTGCGTGTTTTGGAGAAGCTGCCAGCAAATATCAAAAATGCTGCTGCGCTCTACATTTCACGAGGATGGGAAGTTGTTCCACTAGCGTCTAGCTCAAAGCTATGTAACGAACCCAACTGGCCTGAGCGGACGTTTGGTGTCGAGCACTTTAAGCCCAACAGTAACATTGGGCTCAAAACTATCAACGGCCTCGTTGATGTAGATTGCGACTGTCCAGAAGCTGTAGCGATGGCCTCAGTTTTTCTGCCGCCTACAGGTCTCGTTTTTGGGAGAAATGCTCAACCTCGTCATTGGTTTTACAACTCCGAATTTTCTAAAGGTCAGTTCTTTCGGGACTTGACACAGGAAGAGGCTAAGAAGGCCACTATCCTAGAAATTCGCGTCAACAATCAGACGATGGTCCCTCCCTCGATTCATCCGAGTGGGGGAGAAATAAGATGGGTAAGCGACCTCGGTGAACCGGCAGCAGTAGAAGCAGAAGTACTGCTGCGAGCCGCTAAGCTCGTCGTCACCGCAGCCCTCGTTGCTCGCCACTACAATCCTCCCGGCAATCGACATGACTGGGGTTTGAGTCTTGCAGGCTTCTTTCGTGCGCTCAAGATTACGGAAGAAGAGATGTTCAAGATTATCAAAGCTGCCGCGTATTATGTCCACGATACCGAAGTCTTGGATAGAATGGGCGCCATTCAGTCTACGTACCGTCGTGGAGAAGATTTGCCGGTTCGAGCAGCGAGTGGTCTCAAAGAGTTGATGATTGACGGTGACAAGTTCGTCCTTACCCTTCAACGTATCTGGAACACCGGAAATTCAATCTTTGTCCAAGACCAAAAGAATGATAAAGTCTTGGCCAACAGTCAAGAGAACATTCGACGGGCCTTAGACAAGCTCAACGTCAAGCTGTATTACGATGCCTTCTGTCAACGACCTCAAGTTCAATATCGAAATTACCACGGACCCCTTGAAGACCGAATCCGGAATAGAATATGGCTGGACATTGACCGCGAATTTCACTTTCGCCCAATGCCGGACTTTTTTGACGTGGTGCTATCTGATATTGCCGACAAGAATCAGGTGCATCCCGTTAAGACCTACCTCAACGATCTCCAGTGGGATGGACAGCCCCGAATCGATACGTGGCTGATTCGCAGCGCCAAAGCCGCCAACACAGAATTCGTTCAAAAAA